TTGAGCGATCAGAGCGCTACGTGTGAGGACAGGCGGCAGGCACTGCCGATACCCGAGGTTGCCGAACTGCTCGGCGTCTCCCCTGTGACCGTCCGGCGCGCTGTCGCTAGCGGCGAATTCCCGCACGTGCCAGTGCGCAGCAGGAAGCAAGTCCCGCGCGCCTTTGTAGACGCACTGCTGGCCACGCCCAAGTGGGGAGCCGAGCAGGAAGAGGTCGCGATCTGATGAACGCGATCCCCCAAGACATGCGAAGGGCGGCCCTCATCCGCCAAGACGAAGCCGCCCACTCGCGTGTCCCCCATCACCGGTCCGGTTACGGAAGGACGCTCACCATGATGTCACACGGCCCTAACGTCGTCTCTCTCACGAGCGAGAAGCAGCAGCGGATCGTCACCGAAACGGACGCCTTGTTCCAGGGGGCGCTGTCGATCCTGCAGCGGGTCGCCGCCGTCCGCCACGAGGCCGGCCTGCCGATGCCGGCGGACGTCATCGACCTCCGCTCGTACGTGCCCCGTCAGGCGGTGGCCCGATGATCCGCCGGAGAGCAGCCGAGCAGGCTGAGGACTGGCCCACGACCCTCGTCGCCCGCTTCGTCACTCTCGGCGGCGCCATGGTCGACCTGGACCGCCAGCGGTTCACCACCACCTTCGACCACAGGGGCGCCCCGTACGGGGCCAGCAAGCCGTACGAGATCGACGGCTACAACTGGCGCTGCCACGGTTGCGGCTCCTACGGACGTGAGGGCGACACCTACCACGACCCCGGGTTCCGCCGTGAGCAGGAAGCCCGCGAGGACGCCAACGACCACGCCGGCATGTGCCGGGCAGTGCCGCGGCCTATCGCTGCGGCCATCCGCGGGCGGATCGCCGATGTGCAGATCCGTCACGAGCAGACCTCCCAGGAGGTGGCCCGATGACCGCCGACCAGATCAAGGCGACACTCGCCACCCTCGACCAGGCGATGAAGGCGTGCACCGCGATGCGCCCGTCCGACCGCCCCAACCTGGTCAGGAACGGATGCACCTGCGCCACCTGCAGCCCACGGCGAGGCTCGCGATGACTTGCCCGGCTGCCGCATCCCACCGCGGTAACCCTGCGGCTCGGCAGCCGGGCGACACCACTCCCCGTCCGTGGGCGGAATCCACCCACAGAGCCCCGCGGACGGGGCACCACCCCAGACCGGCCAGCAGACACCCGGCGTGCGAGTCCCGGGCGGGCGCCAACGACCGACCTTCCCCTGATTGGAACCGGAGCGATGAACAGTAGCCAGCACGGCCCGCCGGACCGCCCGGTCAACGACTGGGCCAAGCGGCGCCGCCCAACGCGGGCGCAGAAGCTCGCCGCCGCGGCGAAAGCCGCTGCCGACGTGCGCGCCTACGACACCGACCCGGACGTGGTCGCCCTCCGCATCGAGCGGCTGCGGACCCGCGTCGACCGGCTGATCTGGACCGGGCTCATCCTCGGGCTGGCGTTCACGATGGCGAACGTCCAGTCGTTCGCCGCCCAGGGCAGCACCCAGGAAGAGATCGGGTGGTGGATCGCCTGGCTGCTCGACCCCATGGTGTCCCTCGTCCTCGTCGGCGTCCTCCTCGGCGAGCAGATCATCGCCCGACAGCGGATCAAGGCCGGCCGGTGGATCCGCCGCACCAAGTGGACGGCGCTCGCGCTCACGTACGCGATGAACACGTGGTCGGCGTGGACGGTCCTGGACCCGGCGTTGATCCTGCTCCACTCCGTGCCGCCGATCATGGTGTTCTGCGCGGCCGAAGCCGTCACGACGCTGAAGCACCAGATCACCCTCGCCGTACACAAGGCGTACCACGCCGCCGCCGTACGGGCCGCGGCCATCGACGGTGCTACCGCTGAAGCGGTCGAGCGGGCGAAGGCGATCGCGGAAGCACACGCCGCCACCGAACCCGCCGAGCCGGACACCGGCTCTCAGGCGCTCGCCGAACTGAGGGCGTGGACGACCCGCCGCATGCGTGGCGTGGAGAGCAGCGAGCCGACAACTTCGGTCGCGCCGGCGGTCGCTTCCCCGGCCGCCGACGCGACCGAGACGCGACCGATCACGCGACCGGCGATGGTCGCTCCGGCCACCCCCCTGACGGTCGCGCAACCGGTCGCGCTCACGGTCGCCGACGACACCGATTTCGGCGACCGAACCCGCGACCGAGACGGCGACTCCGACGGCGACCGCGAAAGGCCCGACGAGCAGGACAATCGCGAGGCCCGCGAGTGGATCCGTGCAAGGTGCCGTGGCAGAAACGGTGAAGGTCGGCGCCCCTCGAAAACCGAAGTCGCGGAGCGGTTCCGATTCAGCGAAACCTGGGCTCTCAAGCGCGTCCAGGAAGTGCAGAAGCGGATGACCGCTCAGGGCTACACGTTCGAACAAGACGGAACGGTCATCGCACCGACCAGATCGGTCGCCGACTCGGACGCTTCGGAGCCGGCGGAGGTGTCGGCGTGAAGACCAACTTCGTGCACCGGCCAGCCATCTTGTGGGTGGCGGACCGCCACGACGAACAGCCGTACGCGGCCTCGCTCGTCTACCGGCTGTCAGATCCGTTCGCCGTTGAGCTCGTGCTCCCGCGCGGCGACGGCCGCCACGTGACCAAGGTCCTGTTCGGCAGGGCGCTGCTCATCGACGGCCTGGAGAAGCCGACCGGCGACGGCGCAGTGCGGATCGAGCCGCACATCGTCGACAGCGACTACATCACTCTCACACTGCCCCTCAACGGCCGCCGCCAGGAGCTGTACGCCGAGCGGGTGAAGTTGGAGGCGTTCATCGACGCCACCTTCCGGCTGGTGCCCCTCGGCCGCGAGAAGGACCTGATCGATCTCGACGGCTGGTTGTTGGAGGTGACCTCGTGATGGTCACAACCCGTAACCGATCGGCAAGCCATGGAGAGACGTCCTGCGAGCCGGCCGAACCCTGCCGAGAGGCCCCCTAACGCAGAAGCGTTACGTAACGCGCACAGAAGCGTTACGCGCGCGAGTATAACCGCCCTTGTCAACCTCACTATCCGCAACGGAGGAGTCCCCTTGTCGCAGAAGCGCCAGACCGGCCCTCAGACCCGCCGCACCTTCCACGAGAACCGCATCGCCCGCGAGAAGAACGGCGTCATGCGGTTCTGGTGGGCGGCCTGGTGGGCGGTAGCCGAGCTCAAGCACTTGGACCGCCGGGACGCGGCGAAAGCGCACGAGCAGGGACTCACCCTCGCGAACCAGCTCATGTCGTTCGCGTCCGGACTCAACGCCAAGCACCACGCCCATCTGATGTCGCAGAGAGGAGGTAAGTCCCGTGCCAGCGCGTGACCTGTTCCAGCTGGACCTGCCAGGCGAGGCGCCTGCGGAGAAGCCGGCCGAGGTGGTGCTGTTTCCCCACTCTGTGCCCGCGCCTGTTGAGGAGTCGGCCGCCGATCAGAAGCGTTCTCTGGCGCTGGCCCTGGCCGTACGGCCGGCGCTGGAGCGGACTGCCGACGGGTGGCGTGCCGCGTGGATCGGCGACGGCCTCCTCGGGATGCGCCCCCGCCCGGTCGCGGATCTGGCCCGCCAGTTCTGGACTGATCCGAAGCCGTACATCAAGGACGCGCTGATCCTGCGCATCCCGTACGCCATCTACGGCGCCCCCGTCATCGCGGTCAGCGCCGTGGCGCACCTCCTCCTCCTGATCATCAGCTATCCGAGCCTGCTGGCTGGCACCGGCCTGCTCATCGCCTTCATCGCCCTCTTCCTCTGAAAGGACCAACCATGGGTCTCATCCTTGGCGGCCTGGTCGCCACCGCCGTGTTCCTCTACTCCGCGCTCCAGCTCAAGAAGCGCGACAAGTGGTGGCCCGTCATGGGCGCCCTCATGTTCCTGGCAGGGCTGGGCCTGGTGGGTATCGCCGCGTGGGTCGCCCAACTCGCCGCAGGTGCAGGCATGGTCGCCACTCTGATCGTCGGCAGCATCGCCCTCATCCTGGGGAGCGGCTTCGGCATCGCCACCGCCGCGGACCTGTCCGACAAGAAGCTCGACAAGCCGTGGAACCTGTTCGCTCTGCCGGCGTTGCTGACCATCGTCCTGTTCACCGGGGACACCACCTTCGGCTACGTGGCTGACCTGGTGGAGACGAACGTTCAGACCCTGACCTCGCGTGTGGACACGCGATGAGCATCTTCCTCCTCTCCTTGCTCATCGCGGCGATCGTGTGCGGCGGCGTCCTGTGGCGCCGCCCCGACGCCAGAGCCGCCGCCTCAGGCGCGTGGGAGGCCGGCAAGAGCCAGGCCGTCCGCGAGTTCCGTGACGGCTACACCTTCGCCCAGCAGAAGCTCCGCGCAGGCAACCCCCGCGCGATCAACCCTCGCCGGTGGGCGTCATGGGGTCTCGCCGCCACGTACGGCGCGTGCAAGACCATCGCCGCGGCGAACCGCATCCGCCGGTCAGCGTGGGATGGCGGCCGAGACCGCTACCGGCAGTGGAAGGACTCCCAGCCCGTCGACGGCGAGGTGATCGAGGCGGTCGTCGTCAAGCGCGACGACCAGCCCGCCCCGCCGCCTGCGACTGACCAGCCCGCGCCCGAAGCGCAGAAGCCTACCTCTCAGCCCGAACCGGCCGACGACAGCAAGCCGCAACCCGAACCCGCCCCCAGCCCGGAGGCGGAACCCGTCCAGGAAGGAACCGAGATGCAGACCGAGGCCACAGGCCTGACCAGCTACGCCACCGCCCACCAGGAGTTCGCGCAGGAGCTGCGGAACCAGATGAGCGGCAGCGAGAACCTCGCCGCCTCCATGGCGGAAATCCTCAACGAGAACTCCGACCTGCTCGGCGAGACGGCCCAGCTGCAGGACCTGCTCAACCAGGCCGCTGGCGTTGCGGAGCGCATCGCCAACCGCGCCCTCGAAGTCGCGAACAACTAACCCTCCGAGGAGAAACCCCATGTCCAGTCACGACACGGTGACCGCACCAGCCGCGGACGCGAGCCCTCAGGCCCAGCCGAACCGGGCCGACGCCGTGCTGCGCACCGCCCGCCGGGTCGCTCACCACGAGCGGGGCAAGCTCGCGCTGCTGCAGCCCGTGGCGTGGCTGGCCACCCTCCACACGACCGCGTGGGCGGCCGACGCCCTTGAGGCGCATCCGCTGATCCGCGTCGGCGTCATCACCGCCACCGCCGTTGTCGTGCTCGGCAACGCCGAACGACGCGGCCAGGACCTGCCGATCGTCAACGTCGCGGCCGGTGTGCTGTGGGCAGCGGCGGCGAGCCTGTTCGGCCCGTACGGATGGGTGGCGCTCCTGCTGTGGATCGCCGGCATCATCCTCTCGGTGCCGTACGTGTTGGGCGTGCTGCGCCGCCCCCGCCCCAAGGTCGCTCCCGCGGCGAAGGACCAGCCCGCGCAGCAGAAAACCGCCGCAGTGGCGCCCGAGGTGGCGCTGTGGCAGGAGCGGGTCGCCCCGAACTCCAGCCCGCAAGCGTTCAAGGTGACCGCGCTGGAGCAGGTCGAGCCCGTCCCGAACGGTTACACCGGCATCATCGTCGGCGAGCCCGGCACCACCCGGTTTTCGCAGATGATCCTGCCTGCGGCTGTGGAGACAATCGCGTCGGCTAACCAGGTGCACCCCTCGCGGGTCGCCGTCGAGGATTGCGGCGACGGGGACGCCTCCCGCGCACGAGTGACCGTCATCCGGTCCGAATCCAACCTGCAGGAAACCATCTGGCTGGAAGACTCCGGCGCCGCAATCGACCCCAAAACGGGCATCGCCAGAGTCGGCACGTTCTTCGACCTGCAGCCCGCCCGCCGGCAGTTCTGGACGCCGTCCGGTGGCGCGCAGATGGGCGTCGTCGCAGGCGACACCGGCTCCGGTAAGTCCGCGCACGTGTCCGCTCTGCTTGCCCTCGCCCACCGGTGCCCGCTCATCGCCACGGCGCTGCTCGACCCGCAGGATGGCAGCTCTCAGCCGGACTGGTCCGGCCGCACCCCCATCTACGGGGAAGGGCACGAGGCGACGTACGAGAACCTGCAGATGTTCGACTTCGTCATGGCCAAGCGCGCCCACTACGTGGCACATGCCCCCTGGGTCGATGACCTGGGTCGCGAGCGCAAGGGCAAGCCGTACCTGCTGCCGGGCGACCCGGACCTGAACGGCATGACGATGATCCTGGTCTGCGTCGAGGAGCTGAAGCTGTTCCTCGACGGCCCGTTCGGCGCCCTCGGCTACGAGCTGCTGTCCACTGGGGTCCGTACCTGGCGTAAGGCCGGCGGCGGCCTGCTCGTGGTCAACCAGAACCTGGGCCTGGACAACTTCTTCAACAAGCAGTCGTTCCGTTCCAACCTGCTGTCCGGCGGCAGCCTCACAGCGCTCCGTACAGGCTCGTCGCAGGACCACGGCATGGTCGGCCTGCCCTCGGACCCGTCCAAGCTTCCCGAGTACTTCCGGGACGGCAGCAAAACTCACGGCCTCGGCTACCTGACTGGCGTCGACCGCCGGCCGGGCGCCACGGCGCGCATGATGCCCGTGCGTGACGCGTTCGGTATCGCCTCCACTCCCGCGGCGGGCCAGCTTGGGGAACGGACGCTCGCCTGGATGGACGAGTACCGCCACCACAAGACGCGCGGTCGTGACCCGCGGCAGACGAAGCCCGCACACTCAGAGTCCAAGACGTCCCAGCCGACGTCTGGCGACGTACAGGCCGCGGTCGAGAAGGCGTTGCTGAACGGGCCGATGGAGGTCGGCAAGGTGTGCGCCGCCGTCCGCCAGCAGATCGGCGAGAACGTGCCCCTCTCGGAGATCCCTGCCGCCCTCCGTGCCCTCACCAAGGCCGGCGTCGCCCGCCAGAAGGGCGACGTCTACCAGATGGTTCCCAACGAGTCCTAGGAGGCCTTCCCATGGCTAGACGAATGACCGGACCCGAGCACCTCAGCGAGGCGGCGGACTGCCTCGACGAGCTCGCCAAGGCCCGCCGCGAAAGCGATTGGGCAAAGGTCTCAGCCCTCGCCGCGGCGGCGGAAGCCCACACCTCGTTCGCGTCGACAGCCCTGGAGGTGGCGTCAGCTCCAGCCGCGGTACTGGCCGGCAGGCAGGGCCAGCAATGGCTGGACGCAGCCGGGGTCGAACGCCAGAGGTGAGCGGCTGTTGCGGGTGCTCGCCACGACCGCGGGGGCCGTGGCGGGTGCCCGGAGCAGCCAGCTCCATCCGCGCCAATCCGAAGGAAACCGATCATGACCCAGAACATCCAGGACGCTGTCAAAAGGTTCAGCGCAGCAATGGACCACCTCTACGAGGTCGGCCTGGAGCAGCCGGACGCGAAGGCAGCCAAAGTGAAAGCCGCCGCCAAGGCCGTGGACGCGATGAAGACGGCGATGGATTCCATGCTGGCCACCGTGCGCGCATCGATGCCGCACATCACCGCGAGCGAGCTTCACACGATCGCTGAGAACATCGACGGCGCCCTCATCGAGGCCGTGAAGGACATCGACAGGTACGCCCCGGCCGCTCAAGCGTGACCACTCCCGCCAGCAAGCGCCACGCCCTCTTAACCCTTTCGAGATCGAAACCCCGCTCATCACCCGGAGGAAATCATGGTTCTGAAGAACCGGCCCGACACCCCGTACCACAACGCCAAGCATGAGGCTGTGCTCGCCGGCCTGCGCGTGTGCGCGAAGTACACCGAAGTCATCGCGGAGGAGCTCACCTCCGAGTTGGACCAACTTCTCCAGCGGCCCGAGTACAGGCACCTCGACGCCAAGGATGTGATCGACAAGACGTTCGACTGCGGCTGGCCCGGCGACGGTCCGGAAGACGACAACCCGGTGGTGCGCGTGGCCGACACAGTGAGGGCGCACTACGGCTTGGCACCGTCGCTGGGCTGACCTGATCAGCACGTGAGAGCCCCGACCGCGCTTCCCCGCGGGCCGGGGCTTTCGCATGTCCAGACTATGCCGTTTTGTCCGATTCGGCGTTAGCCTGCTGCCATGCACTGCTGGCGCGGACCCCGAGGCATCACCATAGAGGTGATCACCCTCAACGACAGGCAGCGCTTCAAGGTGACCCAGAAGACGAACGGCCGCCGCTACCTGCTCGGCTACTGCGCAACCATCGCCCAAGTCACCCGGCACGTCGACCTCGCCGACCTGGTGGAAGTGGTGGATTTCCCGGCCCAACCAGGGGCCCCACGCTGATCGCCCAACGGCCTGCCAGCGATCACACCCTCACGCGAAGATGGCGCCCATGAGCGACGTACCCCCCGAGGAAGACCCCGTCCTACGCCCCGTATGGGTGGACATGACTCCGGAGGAGCGCCTCGCCTACCTCCTCGCGCAGGACGAGCAGCCACCCGAAGGACTGACCGGGCCGGCAGCGGACGCCACCAACGGTCAAGACTCCTGACGCGCGAGCGCCTCCTTGGCCGCGGCCAGCAACGCCATATCCGCCTGATGCCGGGTCTCCTTCACCGTCTCCCACCACGGGTGCCGATAAATCCGCACCACGATGTCGAGTCGCCGGGCGCGCTCCTGGTCATACTCCGCCTGCAGCGCCGGATCAGGCTCGGCCTCCTGCGCGAGCACCGCCACCGCGGACGGCAACCGCTTTGCGATCTCCTCACAGCGAGCCATAGCGGCGAGAAAGTCCACCTTGAGCTGCAGCAAGTCGTCGGGGATGTCGTAGTCGGCCACGCGCGCATCCTAGTCCCGAACACCCGTGCGACTCGACGACCGCCCCAGATTCTTGGCTCTAAGGAATGGTTACGGACCGCCTTGTCGCAGCATCGATCACGGCGTGTTCGACTAGCGGGTGTGTATTTTCTAGGAATATGATTAATCACGTGATCAGAGACGACTCCTCCGACGCCACCTCCGCCCGACTGGAAACCGCGTGCCTCGAGGTCTTCCGCGCGCTGGAGAAAGGCCTCCAGACCGCCGACTACGTGCACGACGACAGAGGGTGGAAGCCTGCCGGCGACATCCACTTCTACCGGCACATGACACGGCGGGAGGCCGTCGAGGAACTCAAGCAGCTCAACCCGGAACTCGAGGACGAGGATGACCTTGGCCTTCCCATGAGCGGCCTCATCCTGCACCTGCCCGAGGACATCATCCGGGTCTGGCACACCACCGACTTCAAGATCCCCAGGCCGACCACCGAAGCACGGCGTAGGTTCATCAGCCAGGTCTCCGAGCGGAAGATCCCCCTCATCGGCGACGACGAGCTCGACCTCGGACTGGACGAGATGGAGCAGCGCAAGCCGCAGAAGAACCACGTCATCATCCAGTGGACAGCCGAAGGGCCCACCATCCTGCGATTCGACCTGGTCAGACCTATCGGCGTGGAGAACGGGCACGTAGCCATCGATTGGCGCGTCCCGCTGCTGGGCCGTTACACCCAGGTTGAAGATCTGCAGTACCGTCGCCGGGACGACAAGACTGGGAACGGGGAGGCAGAGGCACAGTGATCTACGGAACTCGGCTTACTCAAGCGCGCGAGTTCTGCCTGCTTACCCAGAAGGCCCTGGCTGCGGAGATCGGGATCAGCCAGGGCACGCTGTCTAACGCTGAACGCGACGTGACCGAGCTGCCGATGGATGTGCTGACGCAGCTCGCTACCACGACCGGCTTCCCGGTCGAGTTCTTTCAGCAAGGGCCGCGCGTCGCCTTCGACGGGCTACCCACTCACTTCCGGGCTCGAGCAGGCATGAGCGTGAAGGAGTCGAACCAGGCCAAGCGCGGCGGTGAGATTGTCGCCGAGGCAGCTCTGGCAATGCTCGAGCAGCTCGAAGGACCTCCGCTAAGGCTCGAGTCGCACGCGCTCGGCACCTCTCCCGAAGCGGCAGCGCAGGCAGCGCGAGACGCCCTCGGGTTGGGGCCTCATGATGCCGCCCTCGGCCTACCCGTGCTTCTCGAGCACGCCGGCTTCCTAGTAGTCGCCCTTCCCATCCCGAACACGCGACGCGACGCCTTCTCGCTGTGGTTCGGTCAACAGCCGGTCCTTGCACTCCTCGACACAGACGCGGGCGATCGTCAGCTCTGGTCAACGGCGCATGAGCTTGGGCACGCTCTACTGCATCGCGACGCCGGCGCCAGCAAGACCCTGGAGCAGGAGGCCGACGAGTTCGCCATGCACTTCCTCACCCCGTTGGCCGCGATGGAGAAGGAAATCCCTGCACATCCCACCCTCCAAGACTTCGCCCTGCTCAAACGGCGATGGGGGGTGTCCATCGCAGCGCTCATTCGCACCGCTCGCCGCCTCGGACGAATCGACGACCACCGGTACACCAGCTTGTTCAAGCAGATGGCTGCCCGAGGCGAGCGGCTGCGAGAACGAGCTGCTATCTCTCCGACAAAGCCTCGAGGCTTTCGCGCCATGGCGGAGACCTTGTTTGGACCCCACCCGGCACAAGGCTTGGCACGCGCCGCAAACTGGACGCCGGCCTTCGCGGAAGAGGTACTCGCACGGCACGCCACGGGGTCCGAACTCCCAAGTCGTCGGATCACGAACGTGATCAGTCTCAGCTCTCGACGGGTGCGGCGAGCCTAGGTCGTACAACACGAAGAAGCCCGCCTATCCCGGAAGGGGCAGGCGGGCTTCTCGTTCCATGCCGGCGGCACCAGAGGTCCCGCGAACAAGCTACGTCGCCGGGGTCAGCATGACCAGTCTCGGAGCGCCTCTAGTTTCGCCCTCAGCTCGTCGAGGTTGTCGGCCTTGAGCGGCTGCTTGCGCCGCTCCTCCACGCCGGCCCGTATGGCTTCGATCTCGTCCACGTAGAAGGAGTCCCCGCCCGGGTAGACGTACACGTCTCGCCCGTCATGCCATACGACGGTCTCGGGTGGCTCGCTCACCGGAGCTCCTTCCTGCGCGAAAAAGGGGCCGAGCGGCCCGTAGGCGACCCGACCCCGTGCGTACATCAGGCTACGCCGCGCAGGTGGCCGTACAACGCAGAAAGGGCCGGGCCACCCGTAGGTGGCCCGGCCCCTCTCGCATCCGCCGCCAGCCCTCCCGACTGAGCAACTCGTCCAAGGATACGCGCATCGGCTGTACAGATTTCCGCTAATCGGCGTCGATGACTGGTCATAGTGCACAATCAGATACGGCTGGCATGCCGCCACGCCCGACACGGACGGAGGCTGCCGCGCCACGACCGGCCCCACCCGAGGACCGGCATCCCGAGAGGCACATTCGAATGCTCAGCAGACTCACTGCGGCTGCGGCCGTAGGCGTGCTGGTCGTCGCTGGATTGGCCACCAGCGCCCACGCCGCTACCGGATGGGTTGCCAACAGCCCGTCGAAGATCCTCAACTCCAACACGGTTCGTCTCGTCGGCGGCAACACCAGCGTCGAGACCGCCAACCTCGACATGTTCGTCCAGGCTGGCGACGTGGTCTCGTTCCGTTACGTCCTGCAGGGCGACGCCAAGTGCGACGGTGGAGCTCCCCGCGTCTACGTGGAGGCGCAGGGCGTCGTCACGAACTCGTGGGACCAGAATCTCGCTGCGGGCACCCAGTGCGGCAGCAACGGCGTCGTCACCTTCAAGGTGCCGGCGAACGGCCGCATCGGCGCCGCCGGCGTCGTGTACGACAACGGCAAGCCCGGCCAGGTGGTCGTGTCGGACCTGCGGGTCGATGGCCGCCCGGTGTCGTTCCTGAACCGTCCGCTGGCCCGGGTGACGCCCGACGCTCCGAAGGTGGTCCAGCCCGAGTGCGGCACCAGCCGCGGCACCCTGACCGTGCCGGCGAAGCACGGCGTCACCTACCAGGTGAACGGCGAGGCGTGGCGGCCCGGCGAGTACAAGGTGCGGCCGGGCGTCTACCGGGTGGCCGCGGAGGCTCGTGACGGCTACCGGCTGGTGGGCGATGAGCGGTGGCGCCTGACCGTCGACAAGGCCGCGGCGTGCCCCAGCCCGAGCCCCACGCCGACCGAGCCTCCCGTGAGCCCGTCGCCGACGACGAGCCCCACCGACACCCCCGAGGTGCGGGAGGCCACGCCGGCGGCGCCGGTGCTGACGCAGGCCACCTGCGACGACAAGACTGCCTCGATCGCCATCCCCGAGGTCGCCGGCGTCGTCTACAAGACCGCCAGCGGCAAGACGGTGGAGCAGGGCAAGCGGTACACGGTGGAGGCGGGCAACGTCTCCCTCACCGCTGAGGCGGCCGACGGCTACACGCTGAAGGACGGCGCCGCGGCGGAGTGGATGTTCGTCGTCTCCGAGACCCCGGACTGCCAGACGCCGAGCGCCACCCCGACCACTCCGGTCGTGGTCGTGAACAACATCCCGGTTCCCGCCCGCGTGGACACCGGTCTCGGCGGCCTGACCCGCTAGTCCCCCTTCGGCTGGGCGGTCCCGTGTGGGCCGTCCAGCCTTCTCTTTACCTCTGGAGCCCTCATGCGTCGTCTCGCCGTCGTAGCCGCCTGTCTGGTCCTCACGTCCGCCTGCGGCGCGGAAGCCTCTCCTGGACCGTCTCAGCCATTTCGCGTTGCGGATCAGCCGTCCACCGTCGCCACACCCAGCACGCCCGCCCGCACAGTCTCAGAGCCCGCACGGATCCGTATCCCTTCCATCGGCGTGGACGCCCGCCTGGTGCCGCTCGGGCTCGCCAAGGACGGCAGCATGGAGACGCCGGCATTCGGGCGCGCTGGCTGGTACGAGGAAGGGCCCAAGCCCGGCGAGGACGGTCCCGCTGTGATCGCCGCCCACGTGGACAGCAAGAGCGGACCCGACGTGTTCGCCCGCCTCAAGACCCTCAGCAAGGGCGCGAAGATCCTCGTCACCGACAAGCAGGGCAAGACGCACGAGTTCGTCGCCGGGCGCAAGCAGCAGACCGCCAAGACCGCCCTGCCCGTCAAGCAGATCTGGGGAGAGACGGACGGGCCAGCGCTGCGGCTCATCACCTGCGGAGGAGCGTTCGACAAGACGACCTCGCACTACGTCGCGAACATCATCGTGTGGGCAGACGCCGCCTGACTCGGATGGAGGAGCCATGCCAGTCCTGAACATCCCTCTAACAAGCCTGGACGCGTTCCGTTTCATCTCGTTCCGCGACACATCCAAGGCCCTCGCCGAACTGGGCATCACCACCAGGCAGCAGATCTCCGACCGTCTCGGCATCCACATCGACTCCGTTCCCGACATGCACGAGATGGTCGGCCCGCTCCACATCGAGATCTCCTGTGCCAGCGTCATCGACGAAGACCCCGACCACCCCTGGGTAACGCCGGGCCCGTGCCCGAACAACGCGGCCCGCATCAGCGTGATGGGATGCGTCCACGAGCACCTCGTCACCGCACCCATGTGCGACACCCACCTAAGGGTGAGCCTGAGGCAAGGCACCGCCTGGTGTGGACTGTGCCGCGAGCAGGGCGCCGAGGTCGCCATGCGAGAGAACATCATCGACCGGCGAGAGCACGTGGACGCCTTCCTGTTGGACCTCCTCATGCAAGGCGTCACCACGACCGACCCTCAGGAGCGGGATCGGATCGAAGCGTTCATCATCGACAACCTCGACAAGCTGGTAGCCCCACGATTGAGGGATCCTGCTGCCGCGTAGCCGTACAACGCGAAAGACGCCCGCCTCCCCGCTGCCCTAAGGCAACGAAGAGGCGGGCGTCGTCATCTATGCGCTCAGGTTGTACGAGAGCAGGCCCATCACCACGGTGATCAGCGCCCATCCTCCGAGCGCCAACGCAAGAGCAAGCCAACCCTTTTCCCAGCGGTACAGTGCAAGACAGACCAGACCGGCGAGCGCACAGCACGCCAGGACGAACGGCCCGAGCAGCGCAAGGAAGGTCCCGCTGCTCACCTCTGATCCGACTTCGCGGCATTCGGCACCGCGTACGTGATCCCGAGCGCGCCGAGGACGGCCAGGGCGATGGTCACCCACTCGCCGGTCACGATGACGTTGTCGCCCATCGCGGTGAAGAGCGAAGCCGTACCAGCGGACGCCGCGGCGACGATGGACTTCGCGGCACTACCTACCTTGATCATGGCGTGAATGCCCTCTCATCTGAGGTTGGAAAATCATGCACCCTGCCGCGTTGCCGCAGGTAAAAGGAGGGTGTTAGGGAAGCGCTGATAAAATCAGCCGATTCCTAACACCTTGATCAGCGAGTCAGCGCGTCGAGCTTGTCGAGGATCGCGTCGAGCTTGCCGTTCAGGTTGTCCAGCCGGACCTTCATCCGGTCCTGCTCGGTCTCCAGCTCCTGCAGCACCGCGGCCGGCGACCGCTCCGACTCCGTCTCTTCGCCCTTGTTCATCTTGATCTGGGCCTTGTGCCAGACATCGTTGACGTCCACGTCGTCCTCCTCAGTCGGTGCCTTGCCGAACGTGCCGTCCTTGACCAGCTGGTACAGGCGGTCTCCCGGGCACGAGGTGGGGAAAAAGTCCCGGTGGCCCTTCACCAGCGGGCCGACGCCCTTGTCCATCAGCCACGCCCGCAGCTCACGGACAGCGTTGATCTGCTCCAAGGTCGGCTCCTCGCCGGGGCCACCCATGAGCGTCACGCTGTAGAAAGTCGTGTTGCCGGTCGGCTGGGCGGCCTGCGCGCGATTCAAGCCGCGGCCCTCCAGCACGTAGCCGTGCGGGCAGGCGCCGAAGCTGTACCCGATATCCACCCACTGGCGGGCGGAGCCCACGTGAAAGCGGCGCGTGTTCTTCCAATACGTCACGCAGGCGCTGTGCGGCTTACCCGCCAACCCCTGGTCCGAGCCGTCATAGTGGATGACCAAGCCGCGAGCCGGCTTCGCGTAGGACGCCCCCGAGGAGCCCCACCCGAACTCGGAACGCTTCACAAGCTTCATCGATCCTGCCCCTTCTGTGCATGTTCGCGCCGCTTGGCTTGCCAGGTGCGCAGGATGATGGCCAGCCGCCACGCCAGGACTGCGGGCACGCCGGCGAAAGCGATAGACCGCAGGGCGAGGATCACACCGCTGTCGGGGATCCACACCCGCAGCGCCCACAACGTCAGAACCGCCGCCAGGACAGCCTGGAAACCCATCACGTGACGTCCGCCAGCGGTCTCCCACCAGCGGGCCAGCAAAGCCTGAGACGCCACACACGCGAGCGCCAGCAGAGCCGACACGACCAGGAGTCCGCTACCGATCAGGTAGAGCTGGTCAGCCATGGCCGGCACCTCCGAACGCGTCGCTGAGAATCTCGTGGAATCCGTTCTCCTCCCTCAGCCGGCGCAGACGGTCGGCGAGGCTCAACGTGCATCTGGCGCGCTCTCGCGCGAGGCGCAGTTCCTGCTCGGCTCGCTGCAGCGACTCGTCGGCGGCATGGCGGGCTTCGTCAATGTCAGGCAGATTCTCGTCATCGCGGTCGGTCATGATGAGCCTGCCTCGATCTGCCTGGATCGGATCTCAGCCAGCAGCACAGCAGCCACCTGGGCGCCTTCGGTGCTGGCCAGGAGCGCCGCCCGGATCTCTTCGGCGTGCGCCCGCCGGGTGAGGTCGTGTGCCTCGCACTCCCGTACGTACAGGTCCCGCCAGTCGGCCGCGTCCTGGTTCGCCTCGGCGAGGCGGGTGTCCCTGTCGGATCTGACGTCGTCGAGCGTTGAGCGCGGCACGAGCGTCGACGGCACGAGGTGCCCGCGGAACACCAGCCAGAGAACGGCAAGCAGGACGCCCAATGCCCCCAGCTGTACGACGGGGATTTGCGTCCACTCCACAGAGCGGCCTCCAAGGGTCGGTAGGTGAGATGGGGTGGACCGCCCGCGCTCCCTTTACCGACGCGTCCAGCACACCCTCACAGGGCTGGGGTCGATACGCGGGCGGCCACAATCAGAAGGGGCGGCGATCAGATGAGAAGGCCGCCCGAGAGCATGTTGGAACGCAGCTGCAGCACCCACAGGCGGATCATCTGCAGGTCGTCCTGCACCCGCTCCCCGTACGTGGGGTCGTAGGTGCTTGGCCAGTCGTCGGGTGTGGACAGGCCGGACATGCCGCCCGGATCAGAGGCTGGCGTGAACGGCGGGGGCGGCTTCAGCGAGTAGGTTGACCCGTCAGAACCCGTCCACATCGGCTCAGCGCCGGACGCCGTCAGGTGGCCTCCAGAAGATGGGCTGGATGGCAGGCCCTGGTTGGGGATCTTCCACCCGGCCGAGGCGGTGGTGATGGGCTGCCGGTTCTGGATTGACGCGAACAGCTGCTCGACGCGGCGTTCGAGCGCTTCGAGCCGGTCTTCCAGCCCGCGAGGGTAGGGCATTGTCATGAGTCGATGACCTCCTCGAAGACCAGTTGCGCGGTCTCGCGCTGGCCTCGTGTGGTTGCTTGGACGGAGATGCCGATGACCCGCCATGACTGGTCGAAGGACGCGGCGCCGTTGAGTCGGGGCCACCACTGGTTGACGAGCACGACCCGGGCTCGGTCGCCGAGGTGGGCGGGGGTGAAGTCGTCGCCGTCGAGGCGGATGGAGACTTGGTGGACGCGGACGGCGCCGGCGTTTTGTGCCGCGTAGCGGGCCGCGTAGTCGTCGAGCGTGTCGGTGTCGCGCTGGAAGTGCGCGGTGATGGTCGAGTCGAGGCGGGGCCATCCGGCGGCGAAGTGCGCCGCGGCGTCGTGCGGTACGGACAGGGTGGGGCCACCCGAGCTGGACGCGTCCTCGTTGACGGACTCACCACGCGCTACGAAGCTCGTGGCGCCTCGCGTGGCGTCGATGTCTTCCTGCCACGACACGACGTTCCCCGGCTGGGTGAACAGGTGCTCGGTGTCGGTTTCGCCGATCTTCGGATAGCCGAAAACCCATTCACGAATCCGTGTACCGGCTCCGGGGTCGCTGGTCTGGATCATCCACTCGAAGCCGTCGTTGAGCTGCGACAGCTCGTTCAAGCGCTGCCCGTAGCTGGTGGACTCCCCCGCCAAGTACGACACGGTGCGGGTGACGCCGCTGCCGCCCGCAGCCAGGGTGATCCCGAGGTCGGCGCCCGCCTGCCCCTGCATGGACTCGATCAACGCCCGCGCGATGTCCACCTGGTCGGTGTCGGAGAAGTCGAGGTCCTCCCGGACCTCCACCCGATCGAGGTACGACTCCAGGGTGGCGCCCGACAGGCGCGCTTGGAGGTTGCCCCGGTCGGACATGCCGAGCGACGCCTGCCAAATCAGGTAGCTTCCCCAGATCAGGCCGTTCCTGTAGACGTGCACCACGCACCTACCAGGACCCGTAGACAGGTCACCCGGGTAGCGCGGGACGACCGCAGCGACCTTCTCAGCAAGATTTGGATCGTTGGACGGAATACTGATCGACCCAGAAAAGCTGCCCGGCTCCCCGATCCGCCGGTCGTAGGAGACGTCCGACAGATCAAGGTCGGTGATGTAGTCATCCGTCAGCAGATCGCAGAAGACATACCGGTAATGAATGTCCTTGCTAGGCGGGATCGCCGGCGGCGGCGGCGCGGGAGGAACCGCAGTTCCCCCGACGTCCACGGTGAAGCCGTGACTGAAAATCGGCGCGCTGGAAGCGGTGAACGCTACAGCGCCTGTCGCCCCGGTCGCGGTTCGTGGGCGGGACGCCAGCGAAGCCGTCGCACCAGCAGACAGCCATCGGTCGAGATGCTCCGAGTATCCCGACGGCGCAGACCATCCGACGAAGGAGAAGCGCAGACCAGCAGCCCAGCGGAGGGTCACGCCTGGGGATAGCGATGATGACACTGACGGGCAGGACACGCTGGCGTCGGCGCCGTTTTCGGTGGAGGCGATAAGCGGCGTTGCTGTGCCGGCGTCTGCGACGGCCGCGATGGCGGCGATCGAGTCGTTGTTTCCGGACTGGCGGAATGTGTACGCGGCTGGTTCGCTCGCCCCTACTCGTTTCCACCAGACTCGGGTTCCGGCCCACTCGGTGTCGTCCCGCTGTCCGAGCAGTTGCCAGGGCGAACCACCCGTGGGGGTGGTCATGTTGCCGTTGCCGAAGTCGGAACAGGTTTGGAAGGCGATCAGGATGTCGCCTTGCTGCGTTCCCGACGGTTTGGGGCATGAGAATGAGGCGCTGGCGCTGGTTGCCGATGAGGTGGATCGCAGGACCGCCACAGCCCACCTCCCAGTCCGGGTAGAAGGGCCGATACAGCGATCAGAGGTAGGCGTCAGACCACAGGCATTCAGCGCCTGCAGCGCCTCCGGAGTCGACTTCGTAAGCCAGCTCGTTGTCATCCAGATCGACGATGAAGTCCTCGACGGGGACAGACTCCGCCGACAGGGTGGACATGTAGGACGTCTCGCCGATCTTCACAGTGCCGAGCTGCGTATTGACTTCGAGCAGTTGGCCCGATGTCAGCGTGAGATCGAACCCGAGGATGCGATCGAGGGTGACGTTGACGAGGACCGGATTCACCGCCGGTCCCAAGATGCGGAACCTCGGCGACGTCGCCACGTCCCCTGCGTTGGCGATCGACTGCGTCCCGCCGGCCGGGATGACCTGCGAGTACTGTGCCAAGCTGTAACGGCGCGGATCGGAGCACGTCCAACGTACGCTGACCTGCGCCCAGCCTTGCCCGTAGTGCTGGGTGGGGATCTCCCGGGCTGAGACGACTCCGGTGGTCACCAGCGCTTCGCCGTAAGTGCGGATAACGAGGTTCTGCTCACCGTCACCGTCTTGCACGCGAGTCGCTCGGCGTAGGGCTCGCAGGGACGCAGCGAACGTTTGCGGATCGTCAATAGCGATGATCGCCGACACTTCCCGCTGCTGGGCGAGTTGCTTGCCCGGCCATGCCCCATGCCGCGAGGGCCGTAACGCGCTGTCGCTGTCGAGGCCGGGCAGGTTGTCCCATCCTTCGACGCTGTCAGCGAGGACACGGTAGACGTTGCCGTGGCCGCCATATATCTGGCCGGCCCATTCGATCTGCCAGTCCCCAGTGATGAGATCGCCGGGCAGAACCGGGACGTTCACATCCGGGGACGGGATGAGCCCTTGCGCTTCGACGGTGGAAGGAGTGAGCGTCCACGCCCGGATGGCCGTGATGTCCGGGTCAGGCACGTCCGCTGAAGCGTCAACAGCGTCCGGCGTCAGGGTCCTATGCTGCTCCGCTGTGATCGCCGGAGCGGGCACGTCGCCTGCGCCGTCGACCACGGTCGGCTCCACCAGCTCCGCCGAGCCCGCGACCACGTCCGGTTCGAGGACCTGCGCCCAAGCGTCAACGGGGTCGGGATCGGCGGTTTGGCCGGCGTGGAGTTCCACAGCGGGGACCTCGGCCGACGCTTCCACCGCTGCGGAATGGACGGTCTGACCAGACTCAATCGCTACCGCAGGCACTTCGGCCGAAGCTTCCACTTCGACCGCGTCGATCGTCGCATCCAGCGACGCAGAGATAATTTCCAGCGCCACCCATGCCCAGTCGGCTGCCGCCGTGCCGCCCGCGTCCATGTTGAACGTGACGGTTTCGCCCGCGGTGGCAACGCCCGAGGCCTTGGCGAGACCCATACCGCCTAGGCCGAACAGCTCCCACGCGGCCTCTTCGTCCGTGGAAGTCGGCAGCCCGTTGCCGGACAAATCCCAGGCGACGGCGAACCCGCGTGACCCGACTGCGGTCGACACGTACCCGTTGACGGTGGCGTTGTTCTGGGTGCTGGACCCGGACCCGTTGACACCGATCGGATTGGTGGGGTCCTGGCCAGTGAGGACGTAGACCTTCAGGCCGCCCGTAGCGGTCCCAATGGACACCGTGATGTTGCTCAGCGCAGTGGGGTTCGGCGCCGTGTAGATCGCCACACCCGCAGCCGAAGCATGCTGGCGGCGCAGCGTCCACGTGCGCGCCGTCCCGCTGTTGGAGATGACAGGGCTGCTGACGCTCGCACCGACCACAGCCACGAGCAGACTGTTTGCGGGAGGACTGAAGGCCGCGGTGGTGATGGTGCCGGACCCGGTGGCTGGTGCCGGGCTGGAGGAGTGAATCTCAATCGGCATGCCCGCCCCCTCTCGTCAGGTCAGGTAGGGCGGGCATTAAAAAAAGCCGCACGAGGCGGCGTGAACGGAGAAGGTATGGGACTACGGGCTTACGACGTTGATCCGGCCGATGCCGGACGCGTTGAACGACACGAGGAGGACCCCGTCGTTGGTCTGGTACGCCTGGCCGAAGTCGATCCCGAGTATCAGCCGCTTGGGTGTTTCAGCGTCGGCATGCGCAATTGCGCCCCGCACTCCGGTGAGCGTGGACGCCTCCCACTGCACGTTGTTGCCGTCCCACACCGCGTACACGCCGCCCGAGGTAACGACCGTGAACGTTGCCGAGGCAATCGCCGCACCACCAGCCGTGTAGCCGGTTCCGGAGATCTCGCCTGACGTCGAATACGACTCGTCAGTCCCGAAACCGGGGGTGATCGTGTTGTCGTACAGGGCGAGCTTGTGAGTGTCGTCGTCCAAGTTAAGCGGGTACTCAGTCCCGCCCAGCGACGCCACCAGCGTTTGGGCATACCAGCCGCTACCTGCCCACGCCACTGACAGCACCCCCCATCCTGACCGTCGCATCCCTGCCCGGGATGCCCTCTCTCGGGCTGCCGACCGTACGGGCCCACTCGCGGAACGACCGCATCTCCTGCTTGGCTGCCCCCAGTTCGGCCACAGCAGACTCCGGAGCGTCACCGCGGGCCGCCTGCTTGGCGGTCTCCAACCGCTCTTCGAGGCCGGCGCACACGTCGAGGAACTCCTGCTCGCGCCGCAGCCTGATCGCAACCACTCGTGCGCTGGTCACTGCCGCCTCCAATCCACCAGGTGGGCGGGGATCTGCCCGACCACGGTCTGCACGTTGAGAATCTTGACGTCCTGCCCGTGCTGTCTCATGCGCGTCTTGTTGCCGAGCTCGTCGAGGATCACCTTGATCCGCTCTCCCGTGGACGAGCGGCGACCGTCGGTGACTCTCGGCTTGACCCTGTGCGACCACCCCTGAGGGCGGGCCTGGATCGACCTCAGACGCGCCAGGTCAGCCGTCGTGTACGGCTGAATCGTGGACATGCCAAAAACCGCCTCTCGCTGAAATGCGGGGCGGGCCGCCCGGCTATCGCCTGCGACGGCCCAGAATGAAGTTCAGGTCCTTAGCGATCGCGTAAGGGTCCTGCTGCGGGGTGGCGTTGAACTCATCGATGCGAATCAGCGCCCCGTCGCCGCCGCGGGTGCCGCCCTGCATGGCTTGCCACTGCCGGTCCGTCAGCACCGGCTCCGGCTGTCCGGTGCCGTTGTAGACGAGGCTGTGGCCGGTCGGCAGGTAGCCGCCGTTGTCGTAGGTGGCGGCGTCCTTCGACGGGGGCACACCGACCATTTGAGCTGCGCGGGCAGATACCTGCCGGACGTTCAGCCCGGTTTGTGGGGCCTCGATGATGGTGTTCGGGTTGACGTACATCCACACATGGCCTGGGTGAGGGAAACCGAGCGCGCCAGGAACGGGCTTGGCGACCTGCTGCACCCACCCCATCTGCTGCTGTGACGTGCGCGGAATGTCCGACCTGCCGCCGGCCTGCCATGCCCGCATCGTCAGACCGGAGCAGTCGAACGAGCTCGGCCCTGCGCCGCCCCACTGGTACGGCTTGCCGAGCTGCTGACGCGCGAACTCCAACGCCTTCTGTGCGCCCGGACCGCCGGCCGCGGCCTCCTTGCCCTCCAGGAACGTGATGACGTCGTCGACCATCTTGCGCGGCCATGAGACGAGCATCTTCGCCCACTGGCCACTGCCCATCGCCGAAGCGGCGCTGTCCAGGATCGGGTTGAGCAGCTTCTCTGCGCCCCACCTGACGCCCTGGGCGAGAACGTCTCCGATGATGCCGCCGCCGGCGTAGGCGCCCATGAACCGTTGCTGCATGAACGAGGCCGCGCCGGAGATGCCGCCCTTACGAGCTGCGGCGTTCGCCTGGCTGACGAAGTCAGTGCCAACGGCGCGCGTCCACTCCGGTCGCATGACCGCCTCGCCGCCGCCAACGGCCGCGATCATCGTGTCCCGCCCTGGCGTGTACCCCGGCACAACTCCACCGGTCGCCAGCGCGGGGATCTTCGACAGCTTCGCGTCCAGACCGAGCGCATCCGCGACGGTGTTCCACAAGCTCACGATGCCGTTGTTGTAGACGGTCTCGATGATGAAGTTGACGGGCTTCTTAGCGATCTCCTTGAGGCCGTCCCAGAAGCGGCCGATCATGTCGACGCCCTTTTTGAACCCATCCGGGAGTGTTTCGGAGATGAACTTCCAGAACGCCTGGACGGCGGGCTGGATGACCTTCTCCCACGCGGTTTTGATCGCCCCCGAGATGCCGTCCCAAGCGGGCTTGATGATCGTGTTCCACAACCAGGTGAAAACCGGGGCAAGGGTCTCCCGCCAGAAGGCGACCAGGGCAGCCACGGCGGGCTTGATGATCGTCTCCCAGGCGATCTTGATTCCCTTACCGATCCCATCCCAGGCGGGCTTGACGATGTTGTTCCACAGCCACGTGAAGACGGGCCCCAGGGTGGACTGCCAGAACGCGACGAGCGCCTGCACCGCCGGCTGGATCAGGTTCGTCCACGCCCACTGGACCGCGGCCCCAATGCCGTCGAACGCCGGCTTGATGATGGTCTGCCACAGCCACGTCGCTGCAGGTGCGATCACGTTCTGCCACAGCGCCACCAGCGCGTCGAAGACCGGCTTGAGCACGGTCTCCCACACCCACGTCGCGGCCTCGCCGATGGCCTTGAACGCGGCATCGACGATGTTCCGGAACGTCTCGGAGTTCTGGTAGGCGTAGATCAGCCCGGCCACCAGAGCGGCGATGGCGATGACGATCAGACCGATCGGATTCGCATTCAAAGCCGCATTCAGGGCCCACTGGATCGCTGTCCACGCCGCCGTCGCCGCCCGCACAGCGACCTGGGCGGCCGTCGCGAGCAGAATCCGCGTCCGCGCCAGCAGGGCTTGTGCAGCGATCCGCGTGTAGCCGGCCGCCACCCTAAGGAGAGCAACCGCCGCGGTACCGGCTGTACGAGCCGCTGACGCGATTACGGTACCCGCGGTACGAGCCGCCGCCCCAGCCCGACTTGCCGCGGTCTGGATGCCCGTCCACGCCGCCGTAGCGCCCTTCGAAGCGACGGACCCGGCTGTACGGGCGGCCGTAGCGATACCGGACCCGGCAGTACGAGCAACCCCGGCGGCCCCCTTGGCGGCAGAGCCGAGCCCACTCCAGACAGCCCTGGCGCCACCAACGATGGAGCTCGCGGTCTGAATGGCGGACCGGACACCGTTGACGATGCCAGTGATCGCCTGCCACGCCTTGAACGCCGCGAACACCCCAGCCGCAGCCAACGCGATGGCCTGCAGTTGTCCCGGGGTGAGGCTGGCGAGTGTCTCCGAGATCGACACGATCACATCGAGCGCGCCGGCCCCCGGCCCGGACAGGCCGGACAGCAGATTGCCGATGGTCGTCGCGATGTTCGAGACGACCTCGATCACCTTGGGTGCGTTCTCCTGCACGTACGCGATGAAGTCCTTGAAGCCCTGCGACTCGCCGAGGCTCTTCCCCCAGTCGGAGAAAGCCTTCGTCGCAGACTCGATCCCGCCGACCACCGTCCCCGAGAAAGGCAGGAAAGCCTTGACGATTCCCGCCACGCCCGTGATCACGTTGCCGAAGCTCTTGCCCAGACCGGTCACGATCCCGGGCGCTTCCCGAGACAGCATGGCGAAGAAGTCGGTCCAGAATTTGCCGCCGAGCGCCTTCGTCGCCGAATCGATCAGGCCATCCAGAGCGCCTGAGACGCCCTTGACCAGCGGAGACAGCTTCGGCAGTAGCTTCTCCACGAACTGGAGACCACTGCCGAGTGCGGGCAGGACGTCCGGCTCCAGCTTCTTCTGCCAGGTCTCGTAGACGTCGCTGAAGGACTTCCACTGCTTGGCCAGCTTCTGTGCCGCCGGCGACAGCTTGATGACCTCGCCCGCCACCTGCCGGTTCGCCGCCGCCGACTGCTGAGCAGCCGCCGCCTGCTGCAACTGCATGAGCCGCAGCTGCCGTTCGGCGTCCTCAACCCGATTGTTGGCGTCCTCGATCCGCTTCTTCGCCGCAACGACCTGGTCGGATCCCTCAATGCCTGCCTTGTCGGCGGTCTTCTGGTCCTGCTGCAGCTGCTTGTTGCGTGCTTGAGTGTCCTTGGCGCGCTGCTCCGCCTGCCGGACGTCGAGTTCGGCCCGCTTACGCTCCAGTTCGCCGGCCTTCGGGTCGGCCTGCACCTCGGCTAGCCGCTGCCGGGCTTCCTCAACGGCGAGCGCCGCGGACTCCTCGTCCAGGGCGGCGTTCGCGACAGCCCGCGCGAGGTCCTCGGCTGCCCGCTTGGCTTCTTGGCGGGCCCGGGTGAGGTCGTCTTCTGCGGTCTTGGCGTCCCGTTTGGCGTCGGCGACACGATCCTCCGCCGCGGCCAGGTTTAGGGCTTGGATCTGCGCCTGCTGGGCGGCACCGGCAGCGCCCGCAGTCGCGGTCGTGGCCGCCTTCTGCGCCTGCTCCTGCTGCTGGAGAGCCTCTCCGATCCGGGAAACGCTCGGCACCGCTACCGCGGCCAGGCCGGCGAAGCCGATACCCGCCGCCGCCAATGGGGCGGCGAGGCTGGCGACACCGGCTCCCACGGTCGCTGCCACCGGGATGGCCGCCAGCCCTGCCAGAGCAGCGGAGATCGTGCCGATACTGGCGAGCGCACCGGAGATGTCGACGTCTACGCGTGGGCGGGCGACAATCCCGCCCACGCGGTTCATTCCGGACTCGACGGCAGCCAGTTCCGCCAGCGCGGTTGCGATATCGGTCCGGACGTCGATCGTCACCGCGTCGCCGTCGATGGCGGCGAGTTCCCGCTGGATCGCCGCCAACTCGGTTTCGGCGGCGCCCGCGTCGATGTCGATGCCGATGGTCTGGTCGGCGAGTGTCGCCAGCCGCGCCCGCAGCGCCTGAACCTGCTGGTCCGCGGCGGTCGCGTCGGCGTCCAGTTCGGCCTTCGGCAGCGCCTTCAGGCCTGCTTCCAGCCGGCGGCGGAACGCCTGCGCGAATGAGCCGCCGATCTGGTCGCCGTCCTTCGGCGCCTGCTGCCGCTGCTTGCGGGTCTCCTCTTTCAGCGGCTCGTAGACGCCCTTGAGCTGGTCGGAGATGCCGCGCTGGATCTCCTTGCCGATCTCCTGCCCCAGCGGGTAGGCGCCCTTCAGAACCTGCTTCTGCAGGTCCTTGATGAAGGACTGCGCCGATGGGACGACCGGTACGACGACTTCGCCAGCCTGGAACTCGGCCACAACCCACCTCCTTGCGGTCTGCGGGTTGCGGTCGAGCTGGTTCAGTTAGAGCGCGGCAGGTGAGCAACGCGCCCGGGTTTGGTGTGCTGCCATGTGCCGTGCAGGTCAGCGCCGTGGATACGGCGAAGCACCGCTTCAGACTGTTCGGCGGTCAGAGCACGGTGCCGCTTCGCACTCTTCGCCTTCACGCCGGGACGCGGCGTCGGCTCAGGCTTCTTGGATTTGCCCCCATTGGCGACGAGCGTGGCGTGCAGCAGCCAGGAGAGCTTGTCGCTGATCGTGGCCATCAGCATCTCCAACTGCGACCACTGCCCCTGCGACGGGTCGCCGTGCTTGGCTGCCTGCGCGATCTCGGCGTCGCTCATCTTGTTGCGCAGGGCCGTCTTGGTGGCCGACTCGGGCGGAAGGTGGCGAATCAAATTGCCTAGCAACCGCCAGGTCATACGTGATTCGCCGCCGCCCGGCCTCAGCACATCCCGCACATCCGTCTTGTTGGCGTGAAACCACAGATCGGCCTCGACCTCGTCGTAGTGCTCGGCGAGCAGCGCGACGAGGCCCGCTATTCCCCCCGGCCAACCCCCTGATAGTGCTGGCTGGCGGCCTCGATGAGGGCACTGATGTCATCGGAGGAGACGCCCTCGATCTTGCAGAACCGTTCGTAGTCGTCGCCGAGCAGCTCCCGCACGAAGTCGCGCAGGTTGCTGTCGCCCGTGGACAGGCCGGCGGTCACCTGCCAGTCCGCTTCCGCCGGCGACGCCATGGTGAAGTACTCGCCGTCCACGTCGAAAGTGAACGGCTCCTGCGTCGCCTCCCGCGTGCGCTGCCGCAGCGAGAACATGGAAACGGGCTTGCCGGCCTGGGTGATGACCTTCTTCGGGGTTGCCATCAGGACATGTGCTCCTCAACCTCGGGGGCCAGGTACGAGTGGTAGACGAGGTTGTTCGAGCTGTCCGGGTAGGTGCTGATGGTCCACTCGTATCCGACCATCTCGCCCTGCGCGTAGGTCACCTCGGAGCGTTCGGTGATCTCGCCCTCCGGGATGAAGAAGCGCTCCCAGACGGTGCCGTCGTACACATCGAACAGCCACGCTCGCCGGTCGGGTGCCGCAGTCGCCGTCTCAGCGAAGGTGATGATGCCGTCCTCGTCAGGGGCGAGGTCTTCCACCGGGATGCGGTACTGAAGCGACTTCACGATGGGCCTGTTGGTTTCCCACGCGGTGAAACTGAAGGTCCTGACGCTGGAGGTGACGACCGTACGGAACGGGCTGTTCAGGCCCCACGGGGTGAACTGCTCCGAGTCCTCGTCGACTCCGTTGGTGAGGCCATCCTCGGAGATGGCGCCGATCGCCAGCCACGCGCCCGTGGGAGCCCCGGCAGGGTCCGTCGGCTGCGCGGTGCCGAGCGGGGCGACCCATGCGCCGCCGTTGCTCCCGACGAGCGCGAGATCGGCAGCGCGAATGATGTTGACCATGGTGAGCTCCTAGATCTCGTGGTCGTGGGCGTGCAAAAGCCCCCGGCCGTCGGCTCGGGGGCTCGCAGAGGTGCGCCGCTAGGCGGGGTGGACTACGAAGGCGTAGGTCGCCTCGTAGCGGCGCAGGTTGGGGTTGTCGTAAGGCACTTTGTGAGGGCCCGTGCGGGTCTGCACTCGGGCGAAAACTGCACCGCCGGCGGTGGCCCCTTGAAGCTGGTCGTGTAGCGCCTGCTGCACGAGTAGCGCGAGGTCGGATGCTGCGGTACCGGTAGCGGCGAAGCTGGTGATGTCCACGATCGGCTGATCGCGGCGGAACCCGTCATACGGGCCACCGAGGCGCTCAACCTGCAACCAGGGCAGACGCCGCTCCAGGTCCGGAGGAGTTTCGGTGGAGGCATGAACGCCTTCGAAGGCGTCCTGCAGCCAGACGGTGAGCGCCGCCTCAATGTCGATCATTCGGCGCCTGCCGCTCTGCCCATCACACGATGACGCGGTGTCCGGGAGGTGCCCCATTCCACGTAGGGAGCGGCAGGGTCATCGTTGATGACCTTGGATTCGGCGCGTGGTGTGCGGCCCTGCCGGACACCCGTCTCCACGCGGAAGCTCTGGCTGTAGGCGCCGGTGTCCCGAGGCGCATCCGCCTCGCACGCGGATTGGAGCCGCTTCGCGCGGGATTCCATCTCGTCCTGCATCTGCTTTGAGGCCAGAAGGCGTCCGACGCCCTTGTAGTTGCCACGAAAGCGGGCGCGCACTGCCACGGTGACCTCCTGCGACAACTAAGCACCCGTGGTGCGCGTCGTACGGGTGGCTACGAAGAAGGGATAACGGCGTGACAGATGAGGCGCTACGGCAAGACATCCAGGCCGCGGCCGACCGAATGGGATCCAAGTTCGGCGCCAAACGCGAGATCAGGCGGCTGGTCGACTACCTGTGGGAAGGAGAAGTTGTTCACCATCTCGCCGGCGGGACCTACGGTGGCGGGCTTGGACTGGTGGCCCTCACCGGCCACAGACTGCTGTTTCTTCGCGACGGTTGGGTCAACAAGGCCACCGAGGACTTTCCCCTGGAGAAGATCTCGTCCGTGCAGTGGCGGTCCGGGCTGACCCAAGGGGTATTGACTGTCTTCGCATCCGGCAACAAGGCGGAGATCAAGCAGCTCCTCAACCCGGACGGCAAGTCCATCGCTGACGCAATCCGAAACCGGCTTGCCCCAGTGGACAACCCCAGCAGTGCGCCAACACCGCCGCCCCCGCCGGCCGCACCATCAGAGGACCCATTGGAGACGCTGCGCCGCCTGGGTGAGCTCCGAGACATGGGCGTCGTGACCGAGGCCGAATTCGAGGCGAAGAAGGCGCAGATCCTGCGGCGTATCTAGCCGCGCGCCCGCCGAGCCGAACTTCCACTAAGCGCCTCGATCGCCTCGCACCATCGCGCCAGATCCGTAGCGGGGTCCAGATGCTTGGATCGCTTCTTCGCCGCAGCGGAGGCGCTTTTGTAGGCGTCCGGGTCGTCCAGCGCTTCGACGGCGGCCCGCCAGCCGTCCAGGTCGTCGCGTTCAACGAAGATGCCGGCGTCGCCGAGTGACTCCTTCAAACCCGGGGTGGGCGCGGCGACGACGGGGATGCCGGACGCGTACGCTTCCACCCCAACCCGTCCCCACGACTCATATTCGCTGGGCATCAGCAGTACGCGGGTACGCCCGTACACGCTCTTGGCCATGTCAGTGCCAGGCACGTTCTCGACCACGTCCACGTTCGGCAGGTCACGCACGTCCTGATCCCCATAGGAGCCCTTCACCGCGAGGAACTTCCGCTCAGGCATGGCCGCGGCGAGCTTCCAGAACAGATCAGCGCCCTTGTTGGGGAACAAGTTGACCAGCGTCACCAGCTCGCCCGGTGTGGCGCGGTAGTCGCCGGCGTGCACCGGCGGCCGGACCACGATCTCCCGCTCGGGTTTGACGGCCTCGGGGTGCTTGGCCCAAAACTTGGTCGCCTCCTGGGCCATCCACTGGCTGTTGTAGACAGCCAGCGCTGTCGTGCCCGATCCGATCGCCTTGAACGTCCCAGGGAAGGTGTTGTGGGCCAGCACGACCAGCGGCCTGCCCCACCCGCGAGCCGCCGACGCGGCAGAGCGGACGTTCTCCAGATGGGAGACGACAACTGCGCCCTTCCGAACGGCTTCGACGAAGTCTTTCTGCGTGCGGGCCGGCAGCACCTGGACGTCGTCCAGCTCGTACGGCTCCCGCCCAGCTACTTCCGACAGCCACACCTGCACCTGGTGGCCCCGCTCGGCGAGCGCGCGCAGCAGCGTGTGCGCCGCCCATTCGGCGCCCGCGTTGTGCAGTGGCGGGTATGCGTGAAATCTGGCGAGGATCCTCACCCGGTCACTCTCCTCAGGAAAGCCTCGACGTGGTCGGCCCGCCCGGACAGGTCCGGCCACTCCTGCGCCTCGCCGTCGATCTCGTATGTGCGGCCGTTCACCTCGATGGCGTCAATGCCGTCCAGGTTCAGGCCCGCGGGGCCGAACAACCTCCACCGGCCCTGAACTTGGGCGCCGGCCGCGAGTTGCTCGTTGGTGGTGAGCGGCTGCACCGAGCAGCCGCTCACCGCTGTCCGGGTCTGCGTGTAGACGGGGTTTCCGTGCGCGTCCCGGCCGGATTCGACGCGACGCACCAACGTGACCGTCTGCCCTCCGGTCTGCACGCGTCACCGCCTGCAGGATGAGCGGCGGCGCAGCGGAAGTCCGTCGTCGCGGGCGTCCACCGTGTAGGCAGAGGAATGGTCGGCGTCGTAGGCGGCCAGCAGCATCCGCTCCTCCCCTTCGGTGAGGTACAGGCCGGCCTGCTCGGCGTACGCCTCCGACACGTTGCCTACGGTTTTGGACCGAAGGCCGCCCGTGTTCGTCGAGCCGCGCGCCACCATCGCCACCGTGACCGCCCGTGTCAGCTCCTGCGCCGGCGTGTATCCGACGGGCAGGATCGACTGGATCAGCGCCGAAGCGTCATCCAGCAGGGCGGTGATCTTGTTGATCTGCTCGGCGGAGCAGACGCTGCCATGCCGGGCCTCGTAGTCGGCGAGCGTGGCGTAGGCCATCAGTCGATCAGCCCTCGCTCGGCGAGCAGGTCGATGATGTCGTCCCGCGAGGCGTCGGCGTCCACCTCGACACCGCGGGCGGCGGCGTAGGCGGCCCACGCCTCCTTGCCGGATCCGGAGCCGCCTCTGGGCGGTTCCTGAAGCTCGGGTTCGGGCTGCTGGCCGTTGTCTGGCCCCTGGTCCTCGTCCTTCTCGTCGGAGGCGTTCAGATGCTCGGGGAGGTCGCCGTCCCACACATCAGGATTGCTGATCTGGGTGACCGCCCACTCCGGTAGGTCCACGCCGGGCCCGAACGGGCGCTGACGCCCGTCCGGGTCGACGACGTAGACCGTGGTCGTCAGTCGAGCCACGATCTCCTCCTAGGCGACGTCAGCGACCATGGCGAGGTCGGGGTTGGCCAGGATCGGCAGGCCGATCGCGGACGCCTTCGTCCACAGCGCGATCGGGTCCTCGTCCTCGTACGATCCGGCGACGATGCCGGGCTCCTCGCCCATCTCGATCGCGTACTTCGGCGAGGTGGCCTCCACCGTGGTGCCCCACAGAGTGGCGCCCAGGTCGGAGGACTCGGGGCTGTTGGCGTCGCCCGGAGCGGGCAGCAGCACCAGCTTGTCGTCAGCCACCACGCGGGTGGCGGAGCCGTTGACCTTGACCTGGGCGTCGTAGGCGTACACCGGCGGCAGGCCGTGCGCCTCGAACACCTGCGTCAGCATGCCCGGCGCCACCAGCGTCGGCGTACCGATCGCGGTCGCGGCCAGCGCCCGGATCTCCGCGTTGCGCAGCAGATAGTTCAGCACCCGCGTGCTGGTGACGATCGCGCCGGGCAGTTCGCCATTGGTGGAGATGTAGGTCTCCCGCCACGCGAGCAGGTCCGTCAGCGGAGTGGCGGTCGCCAGGTCCGACCACAGCGTGCCAGGCGCCACAGACATGGACCCGGACCGGCCGAAGTCAGCCTCGACCATGAGACCGTTCTCCGAGATGGTGACCTTGCCGTTGACGAGCGCGTCGCCGCGGGCCAGCTCCATCCGCGCCATGATGCTCTTGACCATGCGCTCGGCGTCCGACATGAGCGCGCCGCGGATCCGGTCATCCAGCTTGCGCTGCTTGAGCCGGTCGTACTCGCCCAGCCGGATCTTGCGGCTGATCGGCGGGAGCTCGCCCGAGATACGGACCGCGCCAGGCCGGGAACCGATCGGCGACTCGGCGTCGTAGGCGCGGAAGGTCGCGGCCTCGATGAGACCTTCGCCGCCGCGCGTGAAGCGGAAGTCCAGGTCGTCGATCGGGTTGTTCGGCAGCCACCTCGCGAGCGAGAACTGGTTGCGCGCCCAGTCAGCGGCGCCCGCCCGCACGTAGCCGGTGAGCTCCGCCGGGGTGATGTAGTCAGTGTTGATCAGCATCAGGAGCCCCTATCAGGCGAAGATGATCCGGCCGGCGACGTCCGCCTGCCCGGCGGCGTCGACGGCGATGGGCAGCTTGGAAGCGATGACACGGCCGTGCTCCAGCAGGGCAGCACCGACGTCCGTCGTGGTCAGGGCGGGGGCGTCCACGGCGCAGAACAGGAACCCGGCCAGCATCTCCGTACCGTCCGCGGAGCCGGAGCCGCCCCCGGTCGTGGTCGTCACGGTGACAGTCGGCGTGGTGCCGCCGGTCAGTGAGCCCGAAGCGGCGCTCATCTGCGGCACGTTCTCGCCCAGGTAGCCGCCCGCGAAGGTGACCGTGACCGCGGTGCCGGGGTGCGGGCCGCCGGCGGCGGTCACGTCGCCGGGCTCGATGTTGGACAGCGCCTCCAGCGCGGTCTGCACGGCCGACGCGGTCGCGTTGTAGGCGATCGCCGCGGTGGTCTCGCCGTCGAAGGTGAGCGTGTAGGTGCCGCCGGTCGGGCCGCCGGTGATGGTGACCGTCTGCACCTCGCCAGGGTTGGCGGCGTAGGGGCCGTACTTGCCCGACGCGGTGATCTTCGCGAGCGGGAGACCGGACGGGAAGTAGCCGTTCGGGTAGTGGACGCCCGCAGTGAAAGCGGACACGTCCAGGGTGATGGTTCGGGCGGCGTCGGTCCCGTGAGCGGAGCCGAGCCACGACTGGTCGTCGAAGCTGAAGTTCTCGGTCCTCATGCTGAGGTCCATAGGTGTCTCCTCAGGGAGTTCAGGTGGTCTTGTTGCCGTGCCGTTCAGCCCACAGGTCGCGTCCTGCGGCCACGGAGGGGGCCTGCTTGCCGGTCTGCCGGGCGCCCTGGTCCAGCACCGGAGGCGCGGGAGGGGCGATCTGGATCGGCGCGGACCCGAAGTAGTCGGCGGCGTCGGCCTCGTACTCCTCGGCTGTGCTGCCGACGATCCGGCGGGAACCGGCGATCAGCTTCGCCGACACCTCGGCAGGCAGAGCGGCCTTGATGGCTGCCTGCAGCCGAAGCAGTTCGGGCTCCATCGCCGCGGCCTTCTGCTCGGCGGCGGTCGCTCGCGCCTCAACCCTCTCCATGTCGGTGCGGGAAGCGTCGGCGAGCTTCTGCATCTCGGCGTCGGCCTCGCGGAGCCGCGTGAGCTCCTCGGGGGTGACGTCGATCGCCTTCAGCCGGTCCTCGTGCTTACGCGCGTGCGACTTCCAGTAGGCGGCCTGCTGATCGACCGTCATGTCGGCGACCGGAGTGTTGTCCGGGTAACCGCGGTCGTTGGCGGGCTGCTGCGTGGTCGGCTGGGGCTGCTGGCCCGGCTGCGTCTGCTGGGCAGGCGCTGTGGCCGGTGCGACAGGGGCGGGCTGGCCCGTGGCGGGCTCTTGCGTCCCCTGCGGCTGTCCCCCGTCGCCGGACCCTCCCATGATCGGCCACACCACCCTGCCCGAGGGCAGAACGGCAATGGCGCGGAGGCCGGTGTACGGGTGTACGGGCAGCACGGCAGTGTTCATGCGGGTGATCTCCCATGTCGGGACACGCGCCCATGACGGGCGGTCAGTGGGTCGGAATTTCTGCAGGTCCCGTGAAGTGCTGGCCTTTGACCGCCAAAACGGGGCCGATCTCGCCGTGCTGGTGCACGGTGAGGACCTTGCGGTAATCGAGAGCCCGGCCGCCCCTGTCGGACTTGCCGAAACGCTTCTCGATCTCCTCGTGCAGGGGCTCCAAGAGCTCCCCGAGGTCTGTGAGCTGGTCGCCGGAGAACACGTTCACTCCCTGGCTGTTCGTCGTCAGCGCCTGGGCGCCTTCGGTGACGACGACGGAGTTGATGATCTGCCCCGGGTCTGCGTCGCCGATGATGGGCGCCACGGCGCAGTCGCACGCGGGATGGATCGGCAGCAGATCCCCGATGTGGTAGCGCTGTGTGGAGGCGAGCACGCACATGGCGCAGTTCTCCGCCCCCGTCAGCACCCTCCGGTATCCGACGATCCGCTCATCGTCGTGGCCTTCGAGCGCCTGCCGTGAGGCGTGCGTCTTGGCCAACTCCAGATCGGTCGCTGCGAGGCCTTCCGATCGCCGCTCCCCGGCCTGGATGGCGTCTCGCAGAAGCGATCCCTGCGACAGGTCAGTCCAGATCTGAGTGAACGGCCGCCGGTACACCGCCTCCGCGTCAACACCGCGGAGGTTGTCCTCGGCTTGCAGGCCGAGCGGTTGGATGTCCTCGCCGAGCAGGTCCGCCAGCATCGCCGCGATGTAGGCGTCGGTCATCGTGACCATCGCCTGCTGGGCGCCGCGCACCATCGGCACCGTGCCGGCCACAAAAGTGTCGGCGTCGGCGTCGCGCCAGGAGGTGAGCCGCTGGAAGAACGCCACGATCGCGTCCAGGAGTGACAGACGGAGTTCGACGGTGGAGGCGATGTAGGCGGCGGCGATCGCGGCCTGCTGCTCGTACGCCACCAGGCCTCCTAGTCCAGGTTGTCCGGCGGTGGCCGTTCAGCCTGCCGCGGCTGCTGCGGGGCCTGCTGCTGGGCGACGGCCGGGTTGAGACTCGCGGCGAGGAATGCGTCCTGCGCCTGCCCGGTGGTGATCCGCTTGACCTGCTGCGGCGATTCGCCCATCCGCTCCGCGACGACGCCGAGCGGATAGCCGATGCTCTTGATTTTCGTCGCCATGTCGGCCATGACGCTCGGATTGAGCTGGCGCGGATCCTTCCAGCGGACCTCTGAAGAAACGAAATCCCGCTCCGAACCGGCGATCTTCGCCGCCAGGCCGAACAAGTCCTCCAGGGACTCGCCGAACCCGGTCTGATACTCGCCGATCTTCGCCACATGGTTCGTGTCCAGCGCGATCACCGTGTCAGCCGACACATTGATCAGGTCGCCCGCGTAGTAGTACGCCGGCGTGTGCGTCAGAATCAACAGATCCAGGATGTCGGCCTGGTGAGTTTTCAGGTAGCCGATCAGGTCCGTCTGAGAGAACTCGCCGAACTTGACGTTCTCCCCCGTCGACGCCCACAAGCTGCCCGGGTCAGGCCGGAACGGCTGCTCGATCTGCGGCTGACCCGAGATCGGGTCCAGGATCGGCAGCCCAGTCTCTTCGTCCTTGATCTCCCGGAATCGGTGACCCGTCACGTACTTCTGCCGGAAAGCCGAATACCGCTCGGCCGTCATCCGGTTCAGCATCGACAGGTTGATCCGATCCTGGATGTCGATGCCCTGCGCGAAGTCCGGCTGCGGCAGTTCGCCGAGCTCGGGAGCACACGTGAACGGCACCACCGGGACTTCGTTCAGCGGGTTCGACTGGGCTTCGACATAGCTGCCGTCGAAGTCCAACCGCGGACCCCAGTTCTCGGCCCCCCACGGCAACGCCCGGCCTCCGGAGCGCCGACCCGTCTGATACTTGACGATCACATCAGGCAGGTAGACGGTAGCCTTCCCCACCTGCTCAACGTCGTCATACCAAGCCTTCAGTGCCGCGATCCGCTCCCCTGTCGCCGGGTCATACTCGACGATCACTTCGCGCGGATGCTCCGGGGTGATCAGAGGCCGCTTCGGGTCTTTCGGATGCGGGCCAACGATCGCGTACGACTCGGACTGACTGAGCGCGGTCCTGAAGATCTGCTTCTGGCGGGAGTCCATCCGGTTCTGCTGCCACCACCGCCACGCTTCGTCATCCGACTTGCCGGCGGCGTCGGTGACGCCGATCGCCAGCAGTCGGTGAACACTCGCGTCGACCACCATCTGCAGGAAGTTCGTGCGCGCCTTCCGCTGAAAGTCCAGGTACACCGACGCGGGCCCCTTTGGACCCTGCGGCAGCGGCGGATTACCCGAGTAGTAGTCCCACCAGCAATTCAGCTGCATCTGCCGGTCCCGAAGCTTCCGGCCGAGCCGCAGCAGCCACCAGTCCGGCGTTAGCGGGGTGGTATCCAGCACGAGCGCACCCCGCATCCCTAGTCAGAAGGTGTAACCCTGCATCTCTTCGGCCTGCTCCAGCACGCCCTTGGCGATCGCATCCGCCCGTGCTTCCCACGCCAGGATGGACGCCACTGCGGCGTCAATCTTCCGCGGAGAGTCCGGGTGCTCCTTGGCTATCTGCAGTCCCGTCCGCGAGGTGCGGCGGCGCGCGTTCAGCATGTGCCGGGTCAGGACATGCGACCCGTCGTGCGTCATCTCCCTGTCGACGATCGCGTTGTGCAGCCGCTCCGTGGCTCGGACGATCTGCACCGCCCGCCCTCCGGACATCCACCACTCGACCGGATGATCCCGTGCGGCCTTCACTTTCAACCGGGAGCCGTAGTCGGCTTCCCAGTCGGCGACGTGCCCTTCCCACTTGGCAGGGTCGGCGTAGAAGGCGACCACGTCATACCGGTCGAACGCGCTGCGCACCGCGGCCAGCACCTCGATCACCGGAACCTGCCATCCGTCCGCAGCGGGACCTTCCGGCTCCTCCCAGATCCCGATCGGGAACACATGCCCGTCCGAGATGCGGCAGCCGATCAACGCGGTCGCGTCGGTGACGCCCCGGTTCCGCTTGCGTGAGCCGTCGAACCCAAGTGTGATGGTCTCGCCGTCCGCAACCACCTTCGCCGAATCGGCGCACGCCGCCCATTCCGGCTGCGACAGCCACGCATCGGACGCATGCGTCACCTGGTTGAGGAAGTCCGAGCGTGACTCCTGCGGATCCGACGAAGGATCCCAGATAGTCGCCACCAGGATATCCAAGTCCACGTGCCCAGGCGGGCACGCCGGCGTGTGCAACACACACCCCTCGGGATGCCCGGCAGAGTCCCCGTACGCCAGCCGCAGCCCCACCGTGAGGGACTCCCGGTCGGCCATGTCCGTCTCTGGCGGCGCCTCACGATGGTCGTAGTACAAGCCGTCGTCCTTGGCGCGGCCCTCGCGGATCGCCTTGAAGAACGCCGCCGACTCCTCCGCGACACTGCCGTGCCCCGGGATGTAGGCGTTCGGCGACTCGACGAACGACCCGCCGATCTTGGCGGCGTTGTTCTTCATCTTCTGGAACAGGTTCAGGCCGCCATTGCCCTTCACCCACTCCTCGGTCTGGTCCAGCACCGCGAACACGGCCCGGTTACCCTTCACCGTCCGCGCTGACGACGTGATCGGTTCGATCTTGCCGCGCGGCAGATTGACGAACGACTCCAGCGGCTCCAGGCCGGGGTAGGCGTCCAACACTGGGCCTTGCAGCATCTCCAGCAGTGGCGCCCACGTGTTCTTCGTCTGCGTCTCAGACACCGCGGCGATCTGCACCAGCGGCGTCCGCACCTCAGACCACGGTTTGCCCACCGGCTGGCCGGCCGCGTCCCATCCGTCCGGCACCACCGGGCCGAGCGCCTCCACGATCGCCAGCGCAGCGAGAAACGGGCTCTTGCCCCATCCTCGCGGCCGAGAGATGACGCCACGACGGAACCGGCGTTTACCGGTACGCGGGTTAATCTCGTAGAAGCGGAGAACGAAGTCTTCCTGCTCCGGATACAGCACGAACGGCTCGTACTCGCCGCGATCCGGCGCCGCGAGATGCTCTGCGATCCAGTCGATGACGTCATAGCCGAGCGTAGGAACCGCCCCAGGCTCGGGGGGAATCCACGGCATGGCTACTCGTTCGACGCCTTGGGATCCGGCAGAGCGCGCAGCACCCCGCGGCGCTCCCTCGACGACGGAACGCCTTCAGGCCGGCGGCCATCCGCCTCATCGGCCTGCGCGAACTGCATACGCAGCCTCGCCCGGTCCTCCATCGTCGCCCCGAACTTCGCCACCCGAAGTCGCAGTTCTCCCGCCGCCGAAAGATCGCCCATCCAGAACCGGGCATGAATGAGAGCGGTGTCCAGGAGGAACTGCCAGTCCGTCGAGGAGAAGTGCTCAGCCTGCGGCGAGTCACGCCACGTCTGCCACCAGTCCTCCGTCCGGGCCGGCCAACGCCACTCGACCAGTTCGCCCTCTTGCAGGAGCTCGAACGTCGGCAGCTCTGGCGCTTCAGCCTGCTCGAACCGCAGGATCGTCTGCGGCTGAGGGTCCTTGTTACGCCGAGCTCGCTTCGACGGATCCTTCGGAGCGGGGCCCATACCGGCCATGACTTCTACCTCCCATGTCGGGACAGCAGCGCCGCCCCTGACGGGCTGGCACCACGTGAGCTCCGCCAGATGACGGAGAAGTATCTAGACGGCCCTGAGAGCCGCACTGACGGACGCACAGGCCCGCACCTCAAGCGAGAGCTGAAATGCCCCAGGCCCGTACGCGAGGGCGGCCACAGCACCTTCCCGATGCGGGATACCCCTGGGGGCGGGGGTACCCGCCACCCTCTGCTCTGGCTTGCGAGGTCACCGCATGCCTGGGTGCTTCTCTGCGGGCCGGCGTAGTGGTGGTGGCTTGTTGCGTGCGCTGTTGCCTTGGGCTGAGCTCTTCTTGTTGTGGTGCCAGGAGCAGAGGAGTCTGAGGTTCTTCAACTCATGCACGTGGGGGTCGCCTATGTGGTCGACGTCGGTGCCGGGGTCGGGGCAGCGGGTGTCGTCTCTGAGGGTGGCTGTGCAGCGGTAGCCGTCCCTGCGTTTGACCTGCTCGCGGATCTCAGGCCAGTTGCGGGGAAGGGATGCTCGGCGGTTGGAGTCTGCCCACTTGCCGGACATCGGCCCTCCTGCTGTTCTCACGCTGTGTAGCTGATCCTCGGTCTTCCCGCATGTGACGAGTTGTACAGAGCGTGACGGGCGTGGCTGGTTCAGCCCGACTGTCCCTGGGCTGCTGCACTGAGCGCCTGACCTACAAGGTGCAGGGCCTGGCTCTCGGTGAATCCAGCCGCTACGAGGCTGACATACAGCTCGTGAAGTCCCACGGCTGCGGCAGCGAGCTGGGTGATGGGGTCCTCGGGATCGGGCATGGGGTTTCTCCTCGTGTGTGGCGAGAGCCCGGCGGTCTCAGGCGGTGGGGTTGCGCCACCAGTAGTAGGCGAGGACGCCCCCGTGCCAGGTGTCGGCCACGCCGGGGTTGAGTTCGTCCAGCATGGCCTCGTATGTCCAGTGGTCGACGTGGCGTTCGAACGGGTTGCCGAACACGGCGCCCTGGTCCATGTGTAGCACCGGAATGGACACCAGCAGGTTGGTCGCCACGCGCTTGAGCCGGTCGAGGAGGACGGCGGCGTGGACGGACGTCATGTGCTCCAGCACGTCGCCGATGATGACGAGGTCGGCGCGGCCTGCGAACCAGGTCCAGTCGACGAGGCGGGCGTCCGCCACGTGGGCGACGTCGTACAGCTGGTCTAGCTGGTAGTCGGCGATGTACGGGCCCCACGCTTCGATGCCGACCCAGCGCGCCTTGTGGTGAGGTCGCATCAGTTTGGCGTAGGTGCCAGCGCCGGGGCCGATGTCGATGACGTGGTCGGGCCGCACCTTGAGGTAGGCGTCGAGTGCCCAGTCCTTGCCTTGACTGTCGGAGAAGGGCATGCGGTCACGTGATCCTGATCGGCCCGGATTTGATGAGGGGTGCCTCGTTGGCGGTGACGGGTTTCACCCACACGTCGTACATGCCTTCGTCGAGCGTGCCGAGGGCGCTGCCGGCCCCGTACAGGACTTTCGCTGTGCCGTGTTCGGTGTCCCATGCGGCGGGGTACCAGTCGTCGGTTCCTGGTTCGTTGCTGTAGGCGACGACCGCCATGAAGACGGGGGTGGAGGCGGGGTCGTAGGTGCCGGTGATGGTGCCGGAGTGGATGTACTCCAGTGTCCCCGAAGGGAATTCCGGGATGCCGTCAGCGCAGAGCACCATCCACCCCTCTCATGGCGTTCGTCGTGGCGGGGCGGAAGACCAGGCTCGTGTTGGTGTTTCGGCTCGCCATGTTCTGTGAGGTTCCGCGGCTGTCCAGTGCCGGCGCGGCGAACCTATGGCGATGTCGATCTCTTGGGGCAGGTCTCCGCTCGACACGGCCGGCGTTGCGATGGATGCCACCGCAGCCACCGTGGGAGGCCGCGCCGTGGACGCGATCAACGCCGCGGGGATCGTGGCGTACGCCTGAACGGCTGCCGGCGTAGCAGCGACCAGAACCGTCGTGGTCGGTGTCGGGACCGCGGCTGTGGCGAGCACGAGCGTGGGCGCCGCTGTGGAGCTGCTGGTCGTGCCCGGCGCTGGGATGCTCGCCGCCGCAGGGATCGTAGGCGGGTGGACAGTGGCGTTCCCGCCGGCCTCGACGGTCGGCGTGGGGATGCTGGTGCTCGCCTGGATGGTGTCCGGGGTTGCCGTTGATCCCTCGGCCAGGATGGGTGTCGGGATCGTCGTAGAAGCGGCTACAGCTCCCGGAGACGCTGTCGCCGCAGCGGAGACCGTGGAAGCAGCGATCGAGGCTTCAGCGGCGACCACGGGCGCGCTGGCAGTGGATCCTGTCGAGACGCCCGGAGTCGTGATCGCTGTCGCAGTTGTGACCGTGTCGGGGGTGGCTGTGGTCGAGCTGCCCGACTGGACTGCCGGCGACGGGATGAACGCAACCGCGGCGACCGTGTCCGCTGTGGTGGTCTGCCCGTACGCGATCTCGGGTGCGGGGATTGCGACCGTCGTGGTGACGGTCGCAATCTGAGCGACCTGGCCGGTGGCCACGGTGGGCTCGGGGACGGACGCTACGGCCTGGACCAGACCCGCCTCGACCGAAGCGCCTGCGGAGATGACCGGAGTCGGAGCCTGCGTGGTGGCCAGCACCACGGAGGGGCGGGCCGTTGAGCCCGACGCAGCCGACACCGCAGGGACGATGGCGGTCGCCGAGACCACACCAGCAGCCGAGGTCGCCCCGGCAGACGTGGTGGGCGCAGGCACGCTGGCCGTGGCCTCGACGACGTTCAGGGCGGCTGTAGAGCCGATGGCTGTAGCAGTAGCCGGAATCGACGCGGTAGCCGTGACCGTGATCGGGGACGCCGTAGTAACCGCCGCAACTGCGGGAGCGGGCAGCGTCGCGGGCGCCTGCACCGTGGCGGCCTGGGCGGTCACCCCAGCAGCCACAGTCGGGGCCGGGAGGCTCGCACTCGCCTGCACCGTTGATGCGCTGGCCGTGCCGTTGACCCTGACCGTAGGCGCAGGGATACCAGCTGCGACCGAGACCGTAGACGCAGCAGTGCGAGAGCCGGACGATGTGGTCGGACCCGGAGTCGTGGTGGCGCCGGACACCACGCTGGGGGTGGCGGTGGCGTCAACGTTCGATGGAGGCGGTGCCGGGTTCACGCCTACCGACGAGCCGGTGCCGCCGCCCAAAGTGCCGGCGGTGAACGTTTTCGCGCCGGTCGCGCCGCCGGTCCACTCACGGACGGCGAGGCTGCCACAAATGTAGAGCCCGGACTGCAGGTCGGCGATCTGGGTGTAGCCGGCTGGGGCGGACCACGACATGCCGCCCGGCGTGAACAGGGTGCCAGCCGCGTACCGCAGGTCGAGGCTTTTCGCGTCCGGGGAGATGCTGGGGCAGGTGACCGTCGCGCCTGAGTAGCCGCCCTGGGCGGTGACCAGGGTGTCGTGGTCTGCGCCGGTGATCGCTGCGACGATCGCGACGCCTTCGGAGCTGGACAGCTGCCCGAACGCGTACGAGCCCGGCTCGGACGAGGTCGCGGTCCGCTTCCACACTTTGGTATAGGCGGCCGAGTTCGACCCGATCGTGTCGACGAGCGTCCACCCGACCGGGGCGGTCATGCCGGAGGAGTGACCGTTGCTGGTGGAGTGGAACGCCAGGAGCAGGTCACCCTCGGCGGTCCCGGCCGGCCGGTTGACCGTACATGTGGACGACGTTCCAAGGGTGGCGGCGGAGGCGTGTGACCGGAGTTTGACCTGCCCGTCTGTGGCGCTGGGCGCGGGGATGGACGCGACCGCTTGGACGGTCGCCGGTGCGGCGGTGGCGTTTCCGCCGATCGCCGGGTCCGTGTCCGTGGTGACGCCTGTGCCGCCGGACAGGTTGCGCCCCTGACCGGAGTCGTCCGTGGTGCTGGGTGACGCGAACCGGTAGTAGGCGTACAAGTTCGACGTCCGGACGGGCGCGAACTGGGCGTACTCCGCTTCGATCTCCGACTGCGACAAGGCAGCCTGCCAGATCTTCAGCCCGGCGATGGACCCGTTCAGGCCGTCCATGTTGGACGGCCAGATACCGATCCGCAGGTTCGCTGCGTTCAGCGTGTGCGCAGACGACCAGGTGGCCGTGGTGAACGAGCCATCACCGATCGCCCGGGTCACCATACGGCCGGCCGTCGCGTTGATCGCGATGGCGGTGAAGTACCAGGTACCGACCGTGAACTCGCGGCTCGCGAGGGTGCCGCCCTCGTTGGTCAAGGCGCGCATCAGGGTGCCGGTACCGTCGGCTTTGAGGCTGAGGTAGTCGGCCGCGCCGTTGTCGATCACCCAGGCGGTGGTGAACGTCCCCGTATCGACGACGATCTTCACCCAGCACGCGACCGTCCACGTCGTCTGAGTGCCGAGCGACATGGCTCGGGTGTAGTTCTCGTTCGGCTCGAACCGGACCGCCACGCCAGCCTCCGAACATGGTTAGCGCAGGTCAGGGCACAAGATCGACAGCCGCAATGCCCGACGCGCTCCAGGAAATTAGGAGCGTTCCGTTCGAGGTCGAGTAGGGGCTTCCGAGGTCGACCAGGACGAGGCCGTTCTTGCCCGTCTGGCTGTTGTCGTAGATGAGCACGCCCTCGGCGGCTGTGATCGTAGACGCGGCCCACTGGGCATCAGTCGCGTCGAACGTCATCACGCCAGCCGCGCCAGTCAGAGTCGTGCCCGTGAGGACCGCGCCGCCGGCCGTGTAGCCCGCTCCAGACACCTCGTTGACGTTGAACGGGGCAGCACCGTAGCCAACAGCTGTGGTCAGGTCGGGCGTCGTGATCGAGTTCGTGTACAGCGCGGCTTTGAGATCGGTGTCGCTGGTCCAGTCGATGTCCAGGGCGGTGTCGTCCAGCATGTCCACGAACGTGGCGACGAAGAGGCCGCTTCCGTTGAGAGCCACTGTCAGACCTCCTTATCCACGTAGGCGTCGCCGCCTACGGACACACCCTCAGTGCGGGTGAGGGAGCGGGCTTCGCGGATGTTGTCCATCGCCGCCCGCTTCGCGGCGAGCGTCTCCGGATTCGGGTTGGCAGTGTAGGCCGCCTTCGCGGCGGTCAGTTCGGCTTCGAGGCTGGCCAGCGCATCGAGGGCGTCGGCCTGCGCTCGAAGGTCTGCGGCGCGTTCAGCGCTGGACATGTGAAACTCCCTCGAACATGCAGAAAGCCCGCACAATCGGCGGGCTTCGTGGCGGGTCGGGTTACTACTCTGGTTGAGCTCGGATGCGGGGTACGCGGCTGTAGTCGACGCCAGCGAGGGGCTCTACCTGGTGGGCGGGGAACCAGTCCGTGTGGGATTCGAGGTGGGCCCGGTAGCCGCCGGGCACGTCGACCATGTACTCGACCAGCGCTTCCCACGTGCGGTCCGGCTTCTGCCTCCACTCCAACAGGTACCCGGCGCGGGCTGGGTGGCCTGGGAGTTTTACGACGGGAGGGTCTTGCTGCACGAGGGTCAGAGTACCCAGCGATCGAACGGGTATTCGAGAAGGGTCCGGGCGGGCTAACCCAAGCGCGAAGGCGGCAGCTAGAAGTGGATTTTGTCGCCCTCGAATGCTTACCCGCCCGGAGGTCTATGAGGTCAGGCGACAGGGACGACGGCCTTGCGGATTACGTTGAGGTCGAGCGTGCCGTACTCGCCGATCGCGGCGTAGATGCGCCGCCAGGCGTACTTCTCGCCCTTGGACGTGAGCTTGCCGTACTTGACCTTGAGGATGGTGCCGTCGGGCATCTCCACGTTCTTGGTCGCGTTCTTGGCCCGGTCATCTTTGATGGCCTGCGCCGTCGCCTGGTCGTGCTCGCTGCCGGCGGCGCGGATGATGAGCCCGATGTGGCCGAGGAAGTCGAACACCTGCTGCTGCGTCACCTTCACGCCGCGAGGGCTGTACCACTGCTGCACGTCACGAGCGAACGCGCGCTTCGTGGTCAGCCCATCAGCGGAGGCGTACACCTCAGCTTGGGCGGCGGCGGGTTCCAGTTCGGCCACGCGCGCCTCAGCCTTGAGGCGGCCCACACGCTCCTGTTTGGCGGCGGCGATGGCATGGCCGAAGGCGAGGTTGAGCTTCTCCAGCTCGCCGAGGTCGTTGAGGTCGAGGTCGATCGTCTCGGTGCCGGGGGCGATGTAGGAACCGTTGTCCTCGATCGCGGGCATCACCTCGTCGGCGAGCCACGCCTTGAGTCGGCGGGCGCCGGGCAGGCGGGAGTCGAGGACCAGCCGGTTGGCGCCCTCACGGGTGACGAAGAGGCGGATCGGATTGGGGCCCAGCGTTACCGCAGGTCGGCCCACGCGAACCGAAGTTATGATGCTCTGAGCTGGGGTGATGTCGAGTCGTTCGATGTGCTCGGGCGCGACCAGATCACGCACGGCCTTGGCCGCGTTGGTGTGTCCGGTGAGGGCGGTCAGCCCCGCTGCCTCGTAGTACGGGGTGCCGTCGATGGTCGCGGTCAGGATGGCAGTCTCGTTGAATTCGCGGATGCCCCACTCGATGTTGCCGAAGAGGGCTACGTCGCTCGAAGGCTGCCCCTGGCCGGCTGGCCATCCTGGCGGCAAGCTACTGTTCTCCATGTCGATCTCCTGTTGCAGAGGTTGATCGGCAGCCCTGGCGGATCGTTACCGCGACCGTCAGGGCATCCCCGGATTGGGGTCGAACGATGTTTCGATTCTATCGGGCTGATCTGGGCAAACCCCGTGCTACACGGGCCTTGCGGGACATATCCGCAGGTCGTTAACGATCAGGTGACCAACGCCACACTTGACATGCGTGAACCTGCTCGAAACCCGGGGATCGACCGCTTCAATGCACCCCTGGTTGGTGTCGATCCCGATCCCGACCCCCTCAGAACGGGACCGGGCCGACACGTCGCTCTACACGGTGGGCCACCTGGGGGAAGCTGTCCGTGGAGCTGCGCACTCCTCGCCAGAGTGCGCGCATATGGGGATCTCTAGCTGCGTATAGGAGCCCTGACATGCGAAAAGCCCCACCGAAGTGGGGCTCTTTGGGCATGGCTCACGCACGCCGTTTGATCTTTCAGTGAGCAGGCTAGCACGCAACGGGACGTTTGCGCCTCTTTCGGTCGCGTGTCGACTCCGCGGCGAACACGTCCCCGAGGCGGAACAGCTTGTGCTTGCCGCGTGTGCCCGCCGGCGTGAGATGGCCGCGGTGGACCCACACGTAGATGGTGGCCACCTTCACGCCCACCTCCTCGGCGGCTTCCTCGGCGGTGAACAGCGGGTCGTCGAGGATGTCGCCGGTCATGCGTCCACTCCGATGCCTTCGTCCAGGAGGGATGCGAGCCAAGGCCACTGGTCGAACGTCCACTTGTGGCGTTGCGGGCGCTCCCAACCGCACGGGCACTCGGCGTCGTCGCAGCGGCATTCGCTGTTGACGCAGATGATGAGCTCGCGTTCGGGGAAGGCGCGCATGCTGGTGGCGTCGCAGATGTGGCAGCGGAACTTCAGCTTGCGCACCGTCTCGGCGTCTCCTATGGCGGAGGAGGCGAGCCGGCGCAGCCGTTGGGCTTCGTGGTGGACGTGGTCGGCGAGGTCTTCGTGGAGGTCGATCCGGTCGAGGAGGTCGACGATGCGGCGGATCCGGTCCACGGTGGTCGCCTTCTGCAGCTGGGTGAGGCCGAGGGCGTCACAGACGGCGTCTTCAAGCTCCGCGACGGAGGCGGTGATGTCGGCGGCGGCGTCCAGGACTTCCAGCCTGAGCGGCGCTTTGCCGTCGCCGAGAGCTTTCAGGCCGCGGGCCAGGTTGTGCACCTTGTCTTCGCGTTCCTCGATGGCGCGCTGGTTCATGCGGTCGCGCTGCTGCGGTGTCAGGTCCCGTTCGGCCCATCGGCGAGGGGTGCCAGGAAGGAGCGCGGTGTCGAAATGCTGGAGGGCGTCGCGCAAGGCGGCGAAGTGGTCGTACGTGTGCTGAGACATGCAGGCTTCCCCCGATCAGTACGCTGTACGGGAGACCTGAGGCGGTTGGGGTTGAAGTGTCGGGTTGAGGGCGGCTCTCCGAGTGACGGCGGAGGGTCGCTTTCGCGTCTAGTGAGAGTCTGCCGCATGCCAGGGCGGCAGATCGACAGCTATCGTCTCACGATCGGGCATCCCGCCAGCGCGCAACCACTACGATGATCGCCACGGTTGCGACTAAGCCGATGAGTGTCACGACTGGCGGTAGCGTTCGCACCGCCCAGTTGACGACCGCACCCCATGCGATCGCGACTGTGACCATTCCTACGGTGGGCAGGATGACGTCTCTGCCTGTTGACGGTTCCTTCTTCGGCTTCGCGGCCGGCTCTGGCGGTAGTGGTTCCCACAGCATGCCGCAGTCAGGGCAGCGCCACGACTCGGTGTCGCTGGCCGTGTCGGGGCGGACGCAGTCGTGGGCGGTGCTCAAGACGTCGCCCCTTCGGGAGCCCACTCGGGGCGGTAACCGGGGCGGTGGCGGTAGCTGAACGCGAGCCGCTGCAGCACGGGGCAGGGAATCTCGTCCTTGTCCCCTGCGGGGAATACCTGCGATGAGGTCGGTGTCACGCAGTCGTGAAGGTCGTCGTGGAGCTTGATCAGCGACAAGGCGGCCTCGCAGTCGGCGATGACCTGGCGGGGGTCGTTGAACGTGATGTGCGCCGCGTCTTCCTGCTTCCAGACTCCGCCACCCGAATGTCCTGGACCGGCGACCTCATCGTCATCTCCGTCGATGCTGATCCCGCCGCCTGGGTCGGAGTATGGCAGGGGCTCGCCGATCTTCCAGGAGCCCTGGGTCGCAGCGCGAGCAACGGCAACGCGGTGCTCGATCTGCTCCCTCAGCCAGGACAGCATGTCGTCGGTCATGTCTCCTCTTCCAGCAGGTCGATCTGTCCTTCACAGTCTCGCCACTTCTCCACGCCTGTGATCCGAACGGGCCGGCGGGGGGTGATGCCGAGCTTGGACGCGCAGTCCGGACCCAACCCGAGAGCTCGGGACGCGTCGGTGCGCAGCCGGTGTTTGCAGGCCGCGCACCGGGAAACGTGGTCGCGGGTGGAGGGCTCGCCGAGGTCGAGCAGGAGGGGTTCATCCACAGGCCGACGCTAGCGGTGGCGGAGGTCGTCAGCCACGGCCGCCACCCCGCAGGATCGACTCCATCATCTGCCGGATCAGGGCGACCTGCATCCGCATGACGGCGTGCATGAAGCCGCACGGCTCGGCCGTGCACGGCCTGCCGCATTCGGAGCAGCGGAGTTCACTGGCCATCGGTGGTCTCCTCAGGTAGGGCGTCGAGAGCGGCGAGCAGCTCCTGAGCTCGCGCGTGCGGGCATGGCCTAGAGTGCAGGCTGTGGGCCTGGCAGTGGTCGTCGTGGTCATACTCGCAGGGCGTCGCGTAAGTGAGGGGACGGATCAGGCTCCGTAGCTCGTCGCGCTCCGTCCCGGCCCTCTCAGCGCGTTCCCGCCACTCGTCCCTTTCCCGCTCAGCCCGCTGCCGCGCCTCGTGCGGCGTCAGCTTCCCGACCCGCTGCAAGGTGAAGGCGTACTCCTCCACCTCTCCTGCCAGGCTGACGGTGTACGTGACCTTGGTTTCGGTGTAGTTGGGGGCGTCGCCGAGCATCCCGCGAGCGCATCCGACCCAGACTGCTGCCAGTTCGCGGGCGGGCTCCAGATCCATGGACATGCCGTTGCGGAAGTCCATGGAGCGGACCTTCGTCTCGTTGACGAAGTGCTCCGTCATGCGGTCGAGCGCCTCGTCTTCGACGACGGACATCACGGCGTCGGCCATGCAGTCGGCGCAGCGGGGCTGCTTCTCGCACTCGGCGTTGGCGATGGCCTCGGCGATGCGCTGGCGGAGGTCGTCAGCCACGGGCTTCTCCCATCTCGCGGGCGATACGGGCTGCCCAGGCCCGAGCCTGAGAGCGCGACCAGTGGAACGGCGCACCCGCTTCGATCTCTCGGGCGATCTGCTCGGAGGTCGCTCTCCGGGCTTGGGCGGCGAGGACAGGAGCAGCAGCCTCCAGAGCGATGGTGGCGATCTGGTAAGAGCTGGTTTCTGGGCTCCCGTAGTGGTCGATGATCGCCTGCGTGGCGGCCTGTACGGCCTCTGCCGGGATGGGATCAGGTGTGGACACGTGTGTGCTTCCTCTCGGATAGGTGCAGTCCAAAAGCTCGGAACGGCTCGTTACCGGACATGTCGTCGGGTACGGGGGTGCGGGATGGATCGACCACAGCAGGGGGCATCATGATCCGCACGCTTCACAAGATGGGGATACGAGCCGAACACGCGTACGCCGCCGGCATCGCATCCATCGGTTTTACCGTCGCCTCGTGGGTGGCGTCGTACTTCGCTGAGAACACCGCCCGCGCGGACCGTTGGGGGATCTTCGTCGGCGAGTGGGCGCCCACGTTCTTCGTGCTCGGGCTGGCGCTCCGCATGGAGGAAACCCACGAGCCTCAGCAGGAGGAGGTGGGGCCTCAGCGGGAGCGGCTGGGGCAGCAGTACGCCGACACCCGCAGGTAGCCGGGCAGGGCCGCGCGCCCCTTCCGCTGCGCGCGGCCTGTACGTCCAGGCCGACGAAGTGATCGCGGCCGTCATGCTTGACCCGAGCGCGACCCTCCGGGAGGCGATGCTCGCTCTGCGGTCGCCCGTCGTGACGGCGGAGATGGCCGAGCAGGTCCGCGTGGCGGCCTGCAAGCAGCTCAGCGTCTCAGTGCTCTCCGGATCAGCAAGAAGGCCCCGAGAGCGATCAACACGATCCCCAGCAGGACCAGGGTCGCACCGATGCCGATCAGGATCGTCCCCAGGAGAACAAGAATCGTCCCAATGACGAGAAGAAAGATCGCGAGGACGGTCACGGCGGCCTCCTGTCACCCTTCCGCCCGACACCCTTCCCCTCTCCAGCGTAAACACTCTGCCCCCGACCTCGAAAAAGAGTCGTTGATGGTCTTGGGGTGTAACGCCTCCCGGCGTACCCGGGGACAGAGGGCCGGGGGTCAGGCGTCGATGGGCCACAGGTTGAGGAGCGGGCCGTGGCAGTCGGGGCAGGTGGGCAGAGACTCGTGGGTTTCGGGGAGCGGCCTATCGAAGGGCAGCTCTCCGCAGGTGTGGCAGCGCTTCTGCGTTTCCGTCATGTCGATCTCCAAGGGTTGGGTCTCCCCGTCTCTGAGGACGGGGAGAGGGAGAGGGTCCCGGTGGTGGAGAACCGGGGCCGGGGAAGGTCAGGACGGGCGGGCGTGCGCCTCGATAGCAGGGAGGACCGACGTCCGGAACCACGCCGTAGCCTCGAACCCGCCAGAGCACAGGTCGATCAGCCGCTCGTAGCCGGAGTGGACCTCGCCCGTGAACTCGTTGACCCATGTCCAGCGGACGCCGCGCCCATCCAGCCATTGGCCGAGTTCAGCGACCAGGCGCGCGTGTAGGTCGCCGCAGCCTTCGCCGTTGTCGCCCTTGTAGCCGTAGGTGGTGTCGAACGAGACCTCCAGCCAGCAGGCCGGACGGTGGTCCGAGCCGTCACACGGGCCGGACTCCGCGTCGTACCAGGAGGACTCCGGCAGGTTGCAGATGTCCTCATCGTGCGCCGCCGCCTGCTCGGCTGTGCGCAGCGGAGCGCCAGGACGGTAGGAGATGTCCAGCAGGGCACACAGCCCTTGCCCTGCGAGGTTCCCGATCGACCAGGCGTTACCCGGCTCCACGAAGCTCTCGCCGTTGCGCCAGGTCTTGTCTTGCTCGTCGCGGAACCGGGTGTTCTCCTTCGTGCCGATGAGCTGGTTGCACTTCAGCCAAACGTCCTTGTAGGCGATCTCGTCGTGGACGTAGACGCGGGTGTCGAGGGTCATCGGTTGAGTGCTCCGTTCCGGAGTCGGGTCGGGTCGGGTTTCGGGTCAGGGAGAGGGGGTGGGCCCCTTCCGGGGCCCTGGGGTCTAGCGGCGGAGCTTGCTGACCGCCTGGGCGACGGCGTTCTCGACCGCCTCGTGAAGCTGCAGCCACTCCTCGTTGCGGGGGTGCTCCCAGTCGCCGGCCTCGGGGTCGATGCCCTCGGAGCGGAGGTCGGCTTCGATCTCACGCTGCACCTGGTCGCGGCGGGCGATCAGGTCGCGGATGGTGGTGGGGGCGGTGAGCGTGGCGGTCATTTCGTCTCCCTGGGCGGTGTCCCTTGCTGATAACCCAAGACTACCAAATCTGGCTTAGCCATCAAGCCATTTATGGCTGAGCTAAGAAGCTGTGACCTGACTGTGACTAAGCCGCTTCTGGCTTGACCCTGCAGCCATGGGCGGTACCCTGATCACATGACAGGGAGACACGACATCGTCGGATACGCCGAGATCATCGAACGCGCCCAAGAAGACTTCGGCGCCGAGTTCCCGGTCAGCACCGTCCGCAACTGGGAGAAGTACCGCCGCGCCTGGGTCGCCAAAGGCTCACCCACTCGCAGCGAGACCCGCCCACGCGAGATGCCCATGCCTGCCCCGGAGACCACCGTCAACGGCACTCCGGCCTGGTCCTGGCGGAAGGTCCGGGAGTGGCTGATCGCCAGCCACCGAGTCGAAGCGCCAGCCGCCGGCGAGCAGCCGGAGTAGCCGTTCACCCGGACTCCCCCGACTTCCGCGCCAGCCCGTCATGCCCGGTCACGAGCTGCACAGCAGCAGCGTGCGGGCAGGAGTTGGCCTCCTCGCACGTGCACGACCAGCCCCGCCGGCCCAACGTCACCTGGTACGTCCTGGACTGGCCGTGCACGTACGCGATGACGTGACCGGCCTGCCTGTCCGCGTCGTCGGCGGGGGTGGCTGACACGACTGCGACGTTGCCGTTCCGGACGTAGGAGCAGGCCAGCGAGCGGACGTCTACGGCCATCAGGACTCCCCCGACGCCTTACGCGTGCACGGGCTGCAAAAGTGCTGCCCGTCACGCACGCTCCACTCGTAGCGCTCCACGGCGATCTCGACCACGGCCTCCACAGTGGGTCCCGTGATCTGGCAGTACGCCCAGCAGCCCTCGGTGTCGCAGTTGAGGGCGACTCCACGGATGCTCACCGGGACGCCTCCGCGCGCTGCTTAGCAGCGATGCGCCGACGCTCCGCCATGGCCGCCTTCGTCGCCTTCACGATCCGCGCCTCCAGCACCATCGGGAGGGCTCGGAGCTCGGCGATCGTGAAGCTGCTCTGCTCGCTGTCGGGAGCGAGGACCATCACCTCGGGCGGCGGCTTGCGGGGCTCCCAGCTGCGGGCGCCGAAGCAGTCGGCCGCGTCCTTGGCGCCATAGCGGCCGGCGTTCAGCCAGTCGGTGGTGTAGCCGCTCTTGTTCGGCCCCCAGTAGGCGCGGTGCTCGTTCGACCAGACGAGGTATGTGCTCATCTCGTTCGATTCCTCTCTCGAACATGGATCAGGGGATCCGTGAATGACTGATGTATTGGATCTTGAGTTCGGCTCGCGGGGCCGTAGATGCCCGTACAGCCCCGCGAGAGGGGGTGGGTCTTAGCGGGAGACCGGAACGCCGTCTACGCCCGCTCTGTCGGCCTCTGAGACGCGGGAACGGCCATCACCGTCCGAGCCGTCCCCCGCCCCCGCGCCGAACACGCGACGAGCCGCCTCCCACGAGCCGTGCTCCCCAGTCAGCGCCGCCAACTGCTCCAGCACCGCCCGCTCCGTGCCCGTGTTCGCCCGGAACCGCCACTCCGAACCAGGCGGAACGTAGTGCGGTCCAGGGATCTCCACGTTGGCCACCTCCGACAGGGAGCCCTCCTCCACGGCAGGCCGACCGAACGGGACCGGGCGGGATCGCAGCGAGGCGAGGAGGGCGAACACCCCGTCGAGGACGATCATGGGGCGGTCCCGTTCAGGACCCGAGCCACAGCCAGCGCGTACTTGTCAGCGCCGCCGCGACGTTCAGCCCACCACGCAGCGCTCGCCATCCAGGCGGCGAGATGCTTGGCCAGGTGTGGATGGACCATCGCGGAGCTGGCATCACCCTTGGCTATCTCCAGAAGGTTCGCTGCGGCAGCCTTAAGTTCGTCGGCGGCGATCGTCGTCTCGGTCTTGGTCTCCTCCGGGCCGACGATGCCGGCGGCCACGCAGTCTGCGCAGAACGGGCCTCTCGCCGGGTCCCCGATCAGATGCAGGACGTCGGGTGTCGCGCCGCAGGACACGCACGCCTCCCGAGGCGCCTCGGTCTTGGTGTCAGCCATTGGGGGTCTCCTCGGTGGTGTCGGCGACGGGCAGGGCGAACTCTCGCTTGCTCAGCTCGCCAGCGACCGGCAGCCCGGTTGTCTCGGACAGCACCTCGCACATCTCGGTGACCCGTGCGAACGGCAGTCCGTTCCCGAGCCGGTACGCCTTCCTCTGCCCGTCCTTCAGGTAGACGACGACGGCCTGCCAGCCCTCCTGGTAGTGGTCGAACCAGCCCAGGTACGGGCGGTTCAGGTCGATGACCGTGGCCTCGGTCTTGGTGTCACCCATGGTTGGTCTCCTCTATCGATCTTGAAAAACAGGAAGATCGCGTCACTCGACGCCATCGCGGGCCCACGCAGCGATCTGCTCGCCGGTCGGCTCGATCCAGTACGTGGTTCCGTGCGGGCAGGTAAACCCATCCGTCGTGTACGGCCCCGCCACGAGCGGGCGCGACGTCGAGACGGCGATGTCCACGCCCATGTCGGCCATCTCGCCCTTGAGGCTTGCGGCGCAACGGGAGTGGTCTCTCGCGGTGTCAGCCATGGGGCTGCTCCTTCAGGTTGGGGAGTGTCGGGGGGGCGGGAGGTCATGCGATCTCCTCGAACAAGCTGTCCTGGCCCGGGTGGACTGGCTGAGGCTTCGGCAGGCCCAGAGCTCGGGCGCGCTCCCCCGGGTCGGTGGTGCGCCACTGGGCGATGCGGCAGTAGTCGGCGGAACGATCCACGCTGACGCCGTGGCGGCCGAGCGTGGCCGCGACAAGCGAGGTGGTGCCCGAGCCGCCGAACGGGTCGAGCACGACCCCAGGCCGCGTGGGCGCGACTGGTGTGGGGCAGGCGCAGGCGTAGCCGGTGATGCGGGTCTCAGGCGGAGTCAGCATCGTGCCCGACGCGGGCTTGTAGCTACGGTCCCCGGTACGGCCAGCGATCGTCGGAGACTCTCGCCACACCATCGGGGTGCGCTCACACACCGGGCGCCGGCCCTCGCCGCAGGCGGTGCAGATGCCGGGTGGCGACCATCCGCGGATGATGCGGCGCGGCCACTCCATGGGGAAGGCGGCGTAGTGGTCGGTGCCGAGGTGTTCGGGCACGTTGAGCGGCTGGCTGGCGACCTCCCAAACGCTGCCCGGAAGCGCACCGAGCGGGTTGACCGTGTCGGCCATGGCGCGGCGGCGCTGACCGGGCGGTGTCGCCCGCTGGGCTCCGGGGCGGCGGGAGTAGTCGCTGGCCGGTTGCCGGATTTCATCAACCGCGGAGTAGTAGCGGCGCTGAAGAGTGAAGTGGAACCAGTGCTCGTGGCTGCGGCGGACGCGGTCGGTCACGCTTTCAGGGAGCCCGTTGGGCTTGTCCCAGATTACCTCGGCCCGCAATGTCAGCCCGAGGTCATCAACGCATCCAATGGCGTATCGCCAAGGCAGCCCGATCAGCGACTTCGGCGGGAAGCCGAGGCCCGACCGATCGAGGGGGCGGACACCGAAGCGGCGGGCCGGCGACTTCGCGTCCTGCCCCTTCGGGGCGCCACGGCCGCTGTAGTAGGAGTCGCCCAGGTTGACCCAGATCGAGCCTTCGGGCTTGAGCACGCGCATCCATTCACGGGTGCAGTCGAGGAGGTTGTCGATGTACTCGCGTGGGTGCGGCTCGTTGCCGATCTGGCCGGCGAGGCTCTCGTCGCCGTCGCGGTAGTCGCGCAGCCCGTAGTACGGCGGTGACGTCACGATCAGGTCGACGCTCTCGTCCGGTAAGGGCAGGTTGCGGGCGTCTCCCCGGAGAACGATCGCTCTTCCGTTCACGCGGGCTCCTTCAGGTCTGGTGTCGGGGGGCGGTCAGGGGGACCGGGATCGGAGAGGCGGGCGGTCACATGGCCGAGCAGCGCCTGAAGCAGCGTCCGATCCCGCGGCGACAGAACCGACGCGTTCCACTGGTCGCTGTCGACTGCGTGAGCGGCACCATCGGGAGCCACGAACACCAGCGCCGGCCCGTTGGCCACCGCAACAGCCGTCGCGGACTCGTCGAAGCGGGCGAACGCGTTCTCGACCCGGGCGACAGTCCCCGCATACGGCTCCATGCCGCCCTCGATGTTGCGGATGGTGCCCCGGCTGACGTCTGCGAGGTCGGCCAGCTGCTGCTGCGTCAGACCGCGGTCTCGCCTCCGGCGCCGCACGGACACCGGGAAGGGCTCGCTCATGACACCTCCTCGCCACGCAGAGCGGCTCGTGCCAGGTCGGCGCCGCGGCGGGCCGTCTCAGGGCGAGGCGGTGGCCCGATCTGCTCAGTCCACGGCTGCGACGGCCGGGCAGCAGTAGGGCGCCACCCCTGACCGCGAAGCGCGGTCAGGAACTCGGTGGCGAACAGGTCGGCGTCGGGGCGGTCGTCGAGGGCGTCACGCTCCCGGACACGGTGGGCGAGAGCAGCGACAGCGGCACGGGTCGCCTCGTTCAGGTCTGGCAAGTCCGTCTTGGTCATGACGGCTCCTTCGGCCCAGCCTTGAAGATGTTTGCGAATCCAAACCCGGGCCCAGTCGGGCGAGGCGGGTTGAAGTCGGGCCCAAGGTCCAGGAAGCGGCTGTAGTGACCTTGGAAGCCGACAGTGAGCATGGCGGTGTGGCCGTACCGGTGCTTGGCCAAGATGAGGTCGGCCTCGCCAACGCGGTGCGACTCGGGGTCGTAGTAGTCCTCGCGGTGCACCATGACGATCAGGTCGGCGGCGAAGGTGATTGCCCCTGACTCGCGTAGGTCGTCCAACCGGGGCCGCTTGTCGAGTCGGTACTCAGGGCTGCGGTTCAGGTGCGAGGTGGCGACGATCGGGACCTGGAGTTCGCGAGCGAGGGTCTTCAGATCGCGAACGACGTCGCCAACTTCGCGTTCACGAAGGTCGTTGCGCTTCTCCGGGCGGATGTCCTGGATGCCGTCGATGGCGATGAGGCGGACTCCGTGCTCTGCGACCAGTTCGGTGGCTTTGCTGGCGATCTCGGCGGCTGTGAGGGACGGTGGCGCATCGACGATCATCGGGGCGTCCTGAATGGCCTGCATCCGCTTGCCGATCCGCTGCCAGCCCTCTTCGTCCAGGGTGCCGGCCTGGATTGCGTGGCGGGGTACCCCTGTCTCGGCGCTCAGGAAGCGGGTGGCGACGTCCTCGGTGGTCTCCTCCAGGGTCCACAGCCCCGTCGCCAGGTGGTGGCGGATGGCGTTGTGGCGGCAGATGTCGTACAGCAGTGTGGTGCGGCCCATGCCGGGCCGGGAGGCGATGACGGTCAGGGTGCCAGGCGGGAGCCCTCCTGAGGTGAGGGCGTCGAGGTGAGCGAATCCGGTGGAGATGCGCTCGCGATTGGGAGCGGAGCTGAGGGCGCTGGCCAGGTCCGCGGCGGGAGTTTCGTTGGGGGTCATGCGGTTCTCCGTTCGGGAAGCAACTGGGGGTACTTGAGGAGGGCGAGTTTGGCTACGGCGACCGCGAGGGCTTGCCCGCTCGGCGGTTCGAGGCCGTATTCGATGGCGTCGGCCTTGACTGCGAGGACGAAGGTTTCGATCTCAGCCCCGAGCGAGCTGTTGATCTTGAACGCCTCGGAGTAACTCAAACCTTGATCGCTTTTCGGCTCAGCCGCTTCGTCGTTCCCTTCCACGGAACCGAAGTGATCACGGTCATTTGAGTTGTTGGTAGGTGTGTTGGTAGGTGCTTGGTTAGGTGGGCGGTCACCGTGACCGGTGTTCCTGGACTCAGTGACCGGTGTTCCGGTCTCCAGTGACCGGTGTTCTACGTCGTACAGGTCAGGATCAGCGGTCTCAGTGACCGGTGTTTCGGCGTTATCCACTGGGTTATCCACAGGATTCGACGGCTTATCACCGGTCACCTTGACCGGTGCTCGCTCGTCCGGGCCGAGCATCTCCACCCGATCCGAGAGGTCGTCCGGGACCGTCAACCGGTACTCGTCTGCCAGCGCACGCCGGCCCTGCTTCGACCCCTCAAACACGCGAAGGATCAGGCCGACCGTCCGCAGCTTGTCCAGAGCTCGCCGGACCGTCTTCTCCCCGAGCTCCGTCACCGCGACGAGTCGATCGTTGCCCGGCCGGACATCCGACCCGTCCGGGCTCGCGTAGTCCGCCAGGACTGACGCCACATGCTTGGTCGTCGCGCCGAGCCGGCAACGTCGCACAATCCGACGCCACTCGAACGGATCGACCGGACGCAAGGTCATTCGTGGTTCCCCGGTTAGTGCTCGTAGTTGTGGGAGATGGAGGGGCGGAGCTGACGCATAGCCGCTCCCCCACCCCGTACCGGTAAGCAACTTGTCCCTACTATACGCCAAGCAGCTTTGCGTTCTCTATGGCAAACTGAATTGCATGACACTGACATGCGAAGATGTGCGTATGGCGACGGGAACCCTGGTGGCGAAGATTCGAGCCCACAAGACAGCTCAAGAGCGTCTTGAGCAGGCCCGACGCGAGCTGGATCAGGAGATCGCCCGTGCGGTGACTTCCGGCGAGTGGCAGATCATCGACGTGGCCGAGGTCACCGGATGGTCCCGAGAGACCATCCGGGCCATCGTCAAGCGGATCACCGAAGACGCCGCCGGCTGAGGTCGTCACGACGCCTCCCCCAGCCTCTGCCGGGCCTTCACACGCCGCTTGTACTCCCTCGACGCTTCGAGGGTCAGGGGCGTCGTGTCGCCGTCCCGATAGCGGGCGGTGTGGGCGCGAACCAGATCCCGATCCGACATCTGCTCAACCCGCTCACGAAGAGCTGCAGCCAACGCTTCGTCGGTGAGGTCGATCAGGTCGTCATCCCAGGCGAGCGGCGGCAACCAACCACGCTTAGCCGCGTGCCGGCGGGTGCGTTCCGACGTCCACGTCTGCGGAGGCGGCGTCATCGACCAGGCGTCGTACAGGTCTCGAACCGCTCGGGCCACCCTGGCGGACACGAAGGGCTGAGAGGCGATCCTCTGATAATTCGTCGGGAATCTGCCGATCGCCTCGGCTTGCTCCTTCAGCGTGTATCCGAGCGCCGCCAACGACTGCACGCGCCGGCGGGTCCCGGCCGCGTCCACGAGAGCCGTGTCGGGCAGGTCGTCAAGGTTGGCCCGGACCGCGAGAAGAGCCTTCTCCGTTCTGGCCAGTACCCGCCGTGCAGGCTTCCCGCCGTTCGATGGGGTGCCGGTCAGCAGCTTGGCCAGCGTGGTCAGCGTGACCCCGGACAGGACGGAAATGCGGCCGCGTGTCATCCCGGCAGCCATCAGTTCCTTGACGTGCTGGCGGGACGTCTCAGCGTCGACGTACGTCTCCCACTGGCCGTAGGCGATCATGCGGCTCCGGTGCCGGCCGTAGGCGGACTTCGCGTCCTTGCACGGCCGGCAGCGGCAACGGCCGGTCCGGTAGCGGGACAAGGTCCCGTGCGAGTGCTCGGTCATCACGCCCGCCCCGCCTCTTTCGCCCTCTCCTTGGCCTTCTTCTTCGCCGACAGGCACACCTTGCACGTGTCGTTGATCCGGGAGAACTGGGAGATCGGCTTCGATCTGAAGCAGGTGACGCAGGACTTGCGCTCGACCCGCTCGTGCTCGACCAGACCGAATGCCCGCAGCGCCTCCCCCGCCAACTCCATGTCAGATGCATGGTCGGGGTGGGTGCAGGGCCGGCAGTCGCACACGTCGCTGCCGTGCTCCGGGCAGACCGGGAGGAGGGCGCACTCGTGGCGGCCCAGCACCAGCTGGACGATCACGCGCGCCGCCGCGGCGCGCTCCGCCTGCTCCACGTCCTCGGAGCCGCGCGCCCGGTGCAGGGTCGCGTCCGCGTTGTAGCCGCCGACCGATCGGCTCGGCTGATAGACAGCCAGGTCGATCATCGCTTCCGTGGCCATCACGCCACCGCCTCCTTCTGCTGCCGCTGACGCGCCCGCACCTCGCGGTTGGCCTCGTTGGTGCACGGCTTGCAGTACCGGTTGAGGCCATCGGACTGGCGGCGGTCCTTCGGGAAGTCGCCGGCAGGCTTCGTCTCAGTGCAGGCGGGGCACCACTTCGCCGTGACGGGCTCCGTTTCTGCGGTGTCCGCACGCCTCTCGTAGGAGGTTCTCCTCTGCCACGCGCGGCGCCTGGAGCGCCTCTCGTCCTCCCCGAGGCCACCCCAAACTCCCGCGCCCTCATTGCGCTCGAACGCACCCTGAAGGCAGGTCTGCTGCACGGGGCAGCGCCCGCAGATCGCGGTCGCCCTCGCCTCACGCGCCTGCCGCTCGTCGATCCGCTCGCCGGGCCGGCCGAAGAACAGCAGCAGGTCCGCGCCGCGGCACGCGGCACGCTCGGTCCAGTTCCAGTTAGGCGTCGCCACTGGTCTTCTCCTTCTCAACGTGGGGGGTGGGGGTGGCCAGGAGTTGCGCGGCGAGCTCCACAAGCTCGGCGGCGAGGTCGACGCGGGCGTGCTGGCGGTTGTGGTGGGCGACAGCGCGGGCCACTCGGGCGTCCAGTTCCGCGTCCGTCGGCCGCTCCAGGGCGGTCAGGTCAGGCGCCATCAGGCACCTCCGCCGCAACCACGGGCTCACCAGAGCGGCACGCCCACGGGGAGCAGCCGTCCGGGTCGCCGTTCTCCAGCCGGGCGTCAGCGATCTGGCCGAACACGTCCGTCTGTCGAGACCGCCACTCGTGCCCAGTCACGCGGTCGATGGGGGCCTCGTCCAGCGGGACGCGGGAGGCGTGCAGGTACTCGCGGATCCCGTCTTCGCGGGGGACGGCGCGTAAGGCGTGATCAAAGGCGACAGCGTCAGCCCATTCTTCGGGGTGGTTGTCGCGCATCTCGCGCCACTCCCGGTTTCCCTTGAACGGGCAGCCGACGCAGGCCGAGCGGGGTGTCGCTCCCCAGCCGTGGGCCTTCAGGTAGCGGCGGCAGTCCGCACGGGTCCACCCGGTCCGTCCGTCCGCGGCTCCCGGCATGTCCAGGAGGGGGAAGTAGCTGCGCAGGTAGTTCACGCCGGAGTCTTTGGCGCGGCCAATCTCATCGCGGGAGATGCCGACAGCCTGATCGGCGAAGACGTCGCGAGGGATCGGTTGCGGGTGCGGGTATCCGAGCAGGTCCCTAGTGCCCCGCTTGACCGCCTTCAGCTTGTACTCGTTGGTGCACTGGCGCCGGCCCATGCCCTGCGCTTCGCCGGTCCCGCGACACTTCGGGCACGTGCCCGTGTAGGTGGACGGGCCTTCGCCGTCGTAATCGGGCAGCGGCAGGTCGTAGACGTAGCCGAGGTGGCCGTGCGGGATGCAGGTCGGGCACGGGCCGAGAGTGAAGGTCGGCAGCGACACGAAGCGGTGCGCCGGGTCGAGGGCGTCGTCGCGGATGTTGCTCGTGGACACGCGCACGATCGGCAGCCCGTGGGCGTCGGCGTACTCGGTGAGCCGGTCCAGGTGGTCGTAGACCCTCTGCGGCTCCCAGCCGGTGTCGGCGAAGATCGCAGCGTCGAACGGCTTGATCCTGCCTTCGCAGGCGAGGAGTACCAGGGCGGTCGATTGGACGCCGGCCCCGAGGCTGAGCGTCCGAATAGCAGCGCTCACAGGTGCTGCCCTCCTCTCTTGAGCTCGGGAAGGTCGAACAGGGTGTCCGTCTGCGGCTGGCGCTCCGCGGCGTACGGGCAGTCCGCCTGATGGGCTTCCGCGTAGCCCTCGAACGCGGCGACGGTGCAGCAGTAGGCGGGAGGCGGCGTCGGCTCAGTCACGATCGCTCTCCTCGAACACGTCGTGGAGGTCAGCGGCACGGACACGGCTGGTCGGGCGGCTGCGGTAGGTGGCGGCCATGAGTACGCCCAGGCCGATCCCCACGACGCCGGTGATCACCGCGAGCACGAACAGCTGGCCGAAGGTGAACATCACGACGTTCATGCCGCGTTCTCCTTCGAGGCGTAGGGGTGGGGGTAGTCGGGGGCAGCCATCGGGAAGACGGCGAGAGAGGTCGTGCGGCGCCGCGAGAAGTCGTCGCCCTGCGCGGGGCGGATCTGGGAGAGCGCCGCCCACCCGGTGTAGGAGCCGTGACGGCAGTGGCGGCCACGACGGCGGGAGAACAGGCGGCTCACGACTGGATCGCCTTTGTGTCCGCCTCGTCGACCTCGGCGACGCCGCTGTGCGGGTCCTCCGGGTTGCACGTCGCCCCGTACGAGTGGCGGTAGCCCTTAGGGCTCGCCGGGCTGATCGACACCTGCCACACCGGCTCCAGGCAGTGGACGCAGTGGCCGTCCGGCTTCGTCTCCGGGAACGAGCCCGGCCCTTGAACCGTGGTCGGCTCGATCACGTCGGAGCCGTTGCTCCTCGGCGGAACCGCACCCAGGGGAAGCTGCGCGATGACGTCGCCGCGCATCTTGGCCTGCCGCCGGCCGATCGTCTCGTGCAAGTCCGTCACGACGCTGTCGATGCTGGCAATCTCCGCCTTGAGGCGGGTGCGCTCGGAGCGGAGGATGTCCAGCTCCTTCTCGTCGCGCTCGTTGAGCTTCCGGAAGTGGGCGATGCCTGCTTCGGTGAGAGCGGGGAGGGCCGGCGTATCGGTCGCGTAGGGGTTACTCACTTGGTGCTCCTGGGTCAGAAGGGTCTTGGAGTGCCGGCGGGTGCCCCCGATAGGTCACCCACCGGCAAGTCATCGGGTCAGGCGGAACTGTCGAGGTCGCTGCTCGGCCACTCGGATCGGTCCTGAAGGCACAGGCAGCCAGCGCACTTTCCGCAGCGCTCGCCCGTCTCGTACAGGGCCTGGCATTCGAGCTCCGTCACGACGCCTCCCGCTTGGGCGCGTCCCACGAATGGACCTTCAAGCCCTGCTCGTACGCCCACTCCGGTTCGCCGAACGTGACCTCGTCGTGGTGCGGCCGGCAGATCGGGACGGCGTTGCCTGGGTCTGTGATGGAGCCGCCGCGCCCCCGCGACAGCGGCTCGTGCACGTCATCCGCCAGCCGCGGGCAACCGTCCACGACGCAGCCGGGCTGCATGTCAGGCCACAGCTTGCGGACCATCGCCCGGCGCCTGCGGTTCTCCTGCTCGCGCTTCTTGCTGACGCGGCGGATCGGCGTGCGCTTCATCGCCCGCTCCCCGCCACCTGGTAGGCGGCCCGAACCGAGTTCGCCAACGCCATCACGACCATCGCCTGGTCGCGGACGACCCGCAGAAGGTCCTGCGCCGCCTCACGCTTGGCGACCGCCAGGTCGTACTGGTAGCGCTGGTTCTTCACCTGCTCGTCCACCCAGGCGTCCCGGTCAGCGGTCGTGTAGCCGCCGCGGGCGACCTTCGGGCAGTGGTCGGAGAACAGCGCCCGCCGGCGGGCCGCCTCGTAGCCGTGTTTGGCGTTCACCTCTTCGTCGCGGACCTTGGCCAGCGTCTGCTGCGACATGGTCAGATCGGTGACGATGCGGCGCAGTCTGGCCTCGATGCCGACCGGTGTGGTCAGGTCGTCACTCACCACGCTCACCCGCCTCAATGGCAGAGCGGGTGAAACGCTCCAGCATCTGCGTGAGCTGACCGGACTGGTAAGCCGCCGCGATAGCATCCTCGGCGCCGTCCGCGACCTTCGTCATCGTGTACGGCTCGCCCTGCCCGACCTCGATGCCGGGCACCTCGAAGCCGTTGACGTCCACCGGATGGCCCGCCTTCTTGCACACGTCCAGGACGGCCTTCTCGAACGCCGGCCGAACAGCGGTGGTGGTGACCGTCTCCACCTCGCTCGGGTAGGTCTCCTCCACCCAGGCGGCGAACTTTTCCCGATCAGTCACCCGGGCGCTGGTGCGGCCCTTGGCCTGCCCGACGGACCCGGCGACCGTCCCGTCCGGCAGCACCGCGTTGGTGCGGTCCCCAGGCAGGGCGGTGGTTCGGATCTCGGCGTCGGCGTTGGCTTTGGCCTGCTTGAGGCGTTCGGTCATGACCTTCAGCACGACCTCGGCCAGCGCCACATCGTTGGCGATCACGCAGCCTCACCGCCATCAACGGCAGGCTTGGCCTTGGACAGCTCCGACCAGCGGCGACGGGCCAACTCCCCGAGCTGGATCGCCTCGTCGTGCTCGTCGACCACCTGCGCCCCGAACAGGCCGCGCTTGCGGATCTCCGCACCAGCCGCGGCGACGTCGTCGAGAGTGGCGTACTGGTCGAGCAGCAGGTCCCGGAAGTGCAACGCGTCCGGGTTGGGCTTGCCATCGCCGAGCCACGCGGCGATCTCCTGCGCGAACTCCGCTCCCGGCTTCGGGACCACCCGGCCGGCGATCGTCCGGGCCCGCGACTTGGAGATGACCAGCGTGTTCTCGTGGTCGAGGTCGCCGACGATGTCGAACTCGTACTCGATGCCTTCGCGCTGCTCAGGCTTGAGGCCGACCTTCCGCGGCACCTTCCGGCCGCGCTGGTCCTCCTCGATGACGTAGTCCGTCTTGGACCGCATCGTGACGATGACGTGGCCCGGGTACGACACGAGCGCGTCGATCATCTGGCGTTCCTGCGGGCGGGCTTCCTTCCACCCGCCGAAGCTGTTGCCGCCGTAGCCGCGCTTGGCCGCGGCGTCGACCTGCTCCAGCATGCCGCCGGTCCCGGACCAGAAGTGCGTCAGCGAGTCGACGACGACCACGTCATGACCCTGCGCTGAGGCAGCGGCAAGGGCCTGGCACAGGGTGATCGGCTCGAACGACTGGAGGTTGAGCCGCGAGAAGGGGAACTCGTCGGCGTACTTGCTGGCCGATCCGCGCTCGGTGTCGATGACGGCGACCGTCTGCCCGAGCGTCGTGGCGATCGTCAGCGCCGTGTAGGTCTTCCCGGAGCCGGTCGGGCCGGTGAGCGCGATGCGCGCCTTCGCCTCGTCCTTGGTCGCGGGCTCGAACGTGAAGTTCACTGAAGCTGCTCTCCCTCGTCGTTGGGGGTGTAGTCCGCGCGGTCATGGAAGGCTTCGGGGTCGTCGTCCCGGGTCCACGGGGTGAAGGCCGGCCGCGGGTGCTCCCGCTCGTACTGCTCGACGGACGCCTGAGAGATGACCTCGTGGTCGCCCGCGATGGACTCCAGGTGCAGGTCACCCGAGGCGATCAGCGCCTCAACCTCGTCGAGGGTCTTGCCTAGGCGCTTCGCGGCGGCGGTGCGCGTCCACCAGCGGCCCGTCATGGCGTCGCTCCCGCTTCCTGTTCGGCGGGCTGGTCAGCGAGAAGCAGCAGGCCGGCGTCCAGTGAGTGCAGCATGTACGCCTGCAGGCGGTCCTTGCCGAGCTTGCGTCCCGCCTGCCGGATCGCCATGTGAAGGCGGGCGTGAGAGCCGCGAAACACCATGTTGCGCTTGCCCTTGTGGCCGTACGCGGTCACGCAGTACAGGCCGTCGGGGGACGTCTTCGGCGAGTGGATCGTCACCGTGAACCCGTTGAAGTGCAGAGCTGCCAGGTAGTGGATGGCCTGCTCGCAGTCGAAGAGCTCGTCGCGGATGCGGGTCATGACGCGACTCCCGCCTGCTCGACGAAGGCGCCGTGGCGGGGGAACACGTTGACGGTGTCGCGCCCCTCCAACGTGATCGACCAGCCGAGGGAGAACACCTCGCGGGCTCCGGCCCGGATCGCGTCAGCGGCAGTCGCCGGCACCAGCTTCGTGATGACCAGCTCGCGGTCGTCCAAGACGAGCGTGTCGCCGACCACCAGGGAGGGGCCGGTCATGGGGATGCCCTTCACGCCGCCTCCTGCTCAGCGAGGTGCGCGGCCTTCGTGAACGCGTCGTACACCTCGGCGTCGGACGCGGCGTCCAGCCGGATGCTCAGCGTCTCCACCAGGTCAGCCACGGGCATGTCAGGCGGGCACAGGCCCGGGGTCGCGGCGTCGGCGAGGAAGTGTCCGGCGGCGACCAGCGCCCGGTCCTGCTCCTCCCACTCGTGCGTCCGCTCCCAGCACAGCGCCGTCCACACGCCAGGGTCGTCACCGGCGGCGAGGGCCATCGCGCCGAACGCGTCGACCTGTCCGTCGCGGATCTCGTAGTGGTCGGTGCACCTGCCGCGCTGCTCCAGAACACTGCTGGCGCCGGCCAGGATGCTCGCCGGCGTCACGCCGGTCGTCTCAGGTGAGATAGTGGTCATTGGTTCCAGCTCCTTAAGTCGTGGTCCGACTGGGGTGTGAGCGGGATCGCGGGCTCGGCAGGTCACATCTGCTGGGCCCGCAGCCGTTCAAGGGGTGGGCTGCTCGGCCGCGGTCTCTTCGGCGTCGTCCAGCTCGCGGAACACGCACCGGACGTGCCAGCCAGCAATCACCTGGTCGCGGTACTCGGCGAGGGTCACGACGCGCCGCCCGCGTTGGGAAAGTCGATGACGTCGCCGATGGCCATCTGCTCGTGGTCGGCACCGAGCTGGTCCTGGGCGAAGCCGCGCAGCTTGGCCGACGTGTCCATGTACTTGTGGAACAGGGCCGGGATCCAATGCGGGAGAACCTCCCAGCACGAGCCGGTGAACCAGAACCACGGCTGGTACTTCGACTTCGGGTCGCCCGACTGGCGCAGGACGCCGGCGCTGCGGAGGATCCGCCGGAAGTGGACGACGGAGACGTTCACGCCGTATCGCTGCCGGACGACGGCCGTCGTCTCGTCCCACGTGTACGTGGCAGGGTCCAGCGGGTCGCTCGGCGTACGAGGCGCGATCGTGTACCCGCCAGTCCTGCGGATCTCCGGGAGCACCTCGCGGTACACCCAGTTCTGGAACCTGATCACCGTGTCCCGCACGTCGGCGTCCTTGATGCGGGCCGCCTGTCGCATCCCGATGGCGCGGTAGAAGCCAGCCTCGGTAACGAAGGACACCTTCTGGTCGCCGCCAAGGGTGGGAGCTATCTCCCACCCCTTCTCCTCGTCCGGGATGGTGCGGAGCATGTCCTTCGCGGCATGGAAGGAGAGCGCCCGAGCCAGGCCGGGAGCGGCAACCTTGAACGAGTCGGCGTCCGGAGTGACGCGGAGTTCGAACTCGCCGTTGTCGAAGAGCTGGATGTCGTTCACGCCGTACTCTCCTGTCGGTACAGGCGCGACACCGACCGGTCAGCAACCGGGATGTTCGCGTTGGTGGTCGCGGGGGGCCGCCTGCGCTTCACCTCGCGCTTGGGCGGCTGAGGGCTGCGCTGCTGCTCGCGCTCGCTCTTCTCGGCCGGCTTCGTCTGCTTGGCCGGCTGCTCGGCGGAGCGCAGGATTTGCTCGATCTGCTGCGGGGTCCAGAACACGTGGTGGCCGAGCTGGCTGCGCGGGATCTCGCCGGCGGCGCCCTTTTTGTACATCCAGTCGGCGCTCTTGCCGAGGAGCTTTCCGGCTTCGCGGGCGTTGTAGCGGACGGGCGGTGTCACTCCGGCTCCCGCTTGCGCTGCAAAACGACGAGCGGGCAATTCAGGGCAGTGGCTAGCAGTCGAAGCATCTCGGGGGTGGCGTTGCGAGTGCCGGACTCGATCTCGCTGATCAAGCTGACGGACTTTCCGAGCCGCTGCGCGAGGGCGGTCATGCTGAGTCCGGCCATCTCACGGGCGTAGGTGACGGCTACGGGCTCATGGTTGAGCGGGTCCTTGGGCCGCTTGCGCTGCCGGGTGGTTGCGTTCGTCATGTTGCGAAGGTAGTGCGAAGTGGTGCGAAGGGTCAACCCTTCGCGCGAAGTTGTTTCTGTCCCATTCGCACCACATGCACCACTGTCAAGACGCTTTACATGCCGACAGTGGGGTTCTGACTGGACAGCGGTGCGAAGGGATGCGAAGGTGGTCAACATGAGTCAGCGACCAGAGCCACCCCCAGAGGGCGCTCTCATCAAGGACGCGCTCACCAAAAAAGGCCTATCTGCGCGCGCTGCCGCCACCGCGACCGGCATCAGCGAAGGGCGCTGGCGGCAGATCGTCAGCGGCTACCAGATCGTGAGCGCAGGCACCTACGCCCCCGTACGCGGACCCAAAGACACCGTTGCCCGCATGGCAGACGTGGTCGGCCTGACACCAGAGGACCTGGAGAAGGCCGGCCGTAGCGATGCCGCCGAAGAGTTGCGCGCCATCCGCGAGGCCAAGGAGGCGTCAGCACCGCTACGCCTGCTCCCCGACGAGCCGAAGTCACCCAGAGAGGTGGCGCTGGAACAGCTTTTCGAATCCATGAACGAAGAGTTGCGCCAGCTCAAGGCTCGGGTCGACACGCTTGAGGCCGACCACGAACGGGATGAGAGCGGCGACGCCCATCGCCGCGGCGCGTAAAGCCAGCAAATCTTTTCGCGAGTTCCCGAGATCAAATTTTCAACCGTTGTTACGGAATGGGCACGATTCGGCGCGCGGTATAGACCCAGTTCGGGGGCCACGCGTCTTATTGTGGTCCCGACAGCTCATAGGCGAGGGATAGCCAAAAGTCGTCGCATCCAGGGGAGGTGCGGACGTTTTGACGTCCCCTCACGCAAATTCCGATCCCTCCTACAGGAAATTAATCGATAGGGCCATGCGGCTCCTCGACCGGTCGTCTGCGCGCGAGCAGGCTCTCGTAACGAAGGTGGCGTTCGCCGAGATCGCCCTGTCCGAAGCAAGGCGCCAGGCCAGCCTCGCCGCTGACGCAGCCGACGTCCCGGTGGAGATCTCGAAGGCTCTGCGCGCCCCCAGGGGCGTCGATAGCGTCGTGGAGGTGTACCACCGCGGCGTCAGAATCAGGTCCCTGCTGCATGCCCTCGGACGGCGCGACCCTGCTCGCGAGGCGCGGGTATGGCAGTGCCTGCGCGAACGCGTTGACCGCGAACTGGAGGCGCGGGCAGCATGAGTAGCCGATCGGATAAGTCAGACAACGTCGTCCGGCATTACCGACGGGAAAGCCTGGAGCGTGAGATAGGCGCGATGTCGCTCACGTTTGATGACGGTGACGAAAACACAATGCTGCTCGTTAATCGCGACGACCCCGCCGCGAAATCGGCGATCAAAAGAGTGATCATCTGGCTTGGGGGCGTCAGCGGTCTGGGATCACTCGTCGAGTGGGCGAAACGGTCCAGTCGCAGTCAGATGGCGGTCGCGGTCGCCGCCGGCACCGCGGTGGTCTCCACGAGCGCTTACGCCCTCGTCTCGGTAGCCGTGGAGCCCCAACCTCTTGAGCAGCCGCCTACGGCCGCGCGCGTTATCACGCTTCCGCCCAGGCCGCCGGTGACGATCACTGCGACACCGGACCAGCCGCGGACATCGCGAGAGGCCCAACCCTCTGCCGATCAGCAGGCTGACCAGCCCGGTGCTGACCGACCTCAGGACCCTGCTCCTAGGCCGCCGCGTGATCCATCTCCGGAACGATCCAGCGATCCCCCGCCTGCTCGCGCGTCCTCACCTGCCGGCGACCCGCCGGCCGCGCGCCAAACCCGGCAGGCCGAGGAGAATGCCGCCGCACCTGAGCGGTCTCAACGTGCCGACCCGCCGAGTAGCAGCCCGAGGGCCGCGGACTCCGCCACGCTCCCAGAGGCTGAGCCGGAGTCGGGACCGGAGCCGACGCCTGAGCAGGAACCCAACCCGCGACCGGACGAACCCCGCCCCGAGGCCGAGCCTGAGGGCGAACCGGAGCCTGAACCCGAACCCGAACCCGAGCCTGAACCTGAGCCTGAACCTGAGCCGGAGGATCCTGGGCCCGACTCCGGAGACGATGAATGCGACGGCATAGGGATCGGGATCGGCGGCATCGACCTCTGCGTCCTCGGCTAGCCTGCGTTCCATCCCCCTCAACCCTCAAGGAGCCCTCCATGGCGTTCCACCAAGTCCGCAAGGACAGCGTCATCGTGGCCCGCTGGAAGCGGGCCGATGGCAGCTACGGGACCAAGTCGCGCCATCCCGACACGGGGGAGTACTGGGCGGACGCCGAGGAGGCGGAGTCGTGGGGCAACTGGATGGAGGACCTCGAACAGCGAGGCCTCGCCCCGGACTACCGAAAGCGGAAGCAGCAGCCCGAGCCGGAGGCGGCAGACGAGGACGAGGTCACGGTCGATCAGTGGTTCGCCCGCTGGTGGCCGGGCATCGACCTGAGCTTGAAAGGCCGCAACAACTACGCCTACATCTTCAGGGCCCACGTGCTCCCCGAGTGGGGGCACTGGCCCCTGAGCGCCATCAAGGCGTCCGATGTGAACGCGTGGGAACAGCGCATGATCCAGGCAGAGTACAGCCGTACCGGCGTCGCTCAGAGCGCCCGCACACGCCTGACCACGCTCCTGGGCGACGCCGTCACGGAAGGGCTGATCGGCTCCAACCCGGCGCTGCGCCAACGCCACCGCGGGCGCCGCTCCGGTGCCGGAACCGCTGGCCGCGGCCAGGAGAAGAAGGCCATCAGTCCGTTCCATGCGCTCGTCACCGCAGAGCGCATGGGCGTCATGTCCGGCCGCGACGACGAGTTCATCTTCGGGGTGACGGTCGCCTGGTGTGCGCTGCGAGACGGGGAAGCGTTCGGGTTGCAGCGGTCCGACGTGAAGTTCGGGAAGATCCGCCTCGACTGGCAGCTTCTGGAGGAAGTCGGCGAGTTCTATCGCCTGCCGCCGAAGGACGACAGCAACCGCGACATCGACCTCCCGCCTTTCCTGCAGGATCTGCTCAACCGGCAGATCGCCGCCCACCCGGACCGGCAGTGCGCCTGCAAGCCGAGGACAATCCCCGGCCAGGAAGAGCAGCCATGCCAGGGCGGGCCCTACATCTTCCTGGGTGAGCGAGGGGCCCACCCGCGCCGTTCGAACTTCAGCCGGCGGGTGTTCCAGCCTGCGGTGGACGGCTGGTACCCGGACGCTAAAGGCAAGCGGAGGGCGGGAGACCCCGTCCTCGTCGCGGTCGACTCGACGTGGCCAGGCGCTCCCGTGCCGTCGTGGCCGAAGGCAGTCAAGGGCGAGCCATGGGAGCCGCGTCCTGTCCGCGGCTATCAGCGGAGGCCACTGCATCTCGGGGTGAACGCGGCGTCATCCAAGAACGACTTGGTCGCGTTCGCTGTCAGGCAGGGCATGACGGAGAGGGACGCGCGGCAGTTGACGCGCGAGCAGATACTGGCCCGGTTCATCCGGCCGGTCCCTGCGGACGCATCGGTGGCCACGTGGCTGCCCGTCGAGAAGGGGCTGACTCTGCACGAGCTCGGCCGGCACACGCACTCGACGTGGCTGATGGACCTGAGTTGTCCGCTGCAGCTTCGAGACGACCGGATGGGGCACGCCTCGCCGGACATGCGCGGGATGCGCGAACGGTACTCGCATGTGACGCCGGAGTCTCGGGTGTGGTTGCGTGGAGAGCTGGAGCGGTTGTGGGACGGCGCATTGGCAAGGCGAGCTTGGTTCGATCTTCACTCGCCGGTGAAAGTCCTCGACGAGCTGCTGACTCCATTCCGTGACGGACGACGGGAGCCGATCGCCCCGTACGAGCGTCGCGGAGAGGTCCTCGAATTCCCCGCCGCGACAGTGGGTTAA